GCACCACAAATTAGCCAAGAAGCCAGTGTCATATAAAAAGATTACACTTAGCACCAAGGCTTGAACTTGACGCTAAGATTATTATTAGTCTATTTTAATTTTATTTTGTAGTTTTTTATTTTCTTTAACGAAGGTAATAGTTAGCAAACCATCCTCATGCTTTGCTTTAACTTCAGAAAGATCTACTTTTCTAGGCAAGTAAAAAGATTTTTCATATTTTACTTTGCCTTCTTTTCTAGTAGCCTTAACTGTTAGATATTCTTGATTTGTCGTAATGTCAATATTTTCTTTCTTAAATCCTGCAAGAGGAATTTCAAGAGAATACTGATCATTTTCTAAAACAAAGTCAGAATAATTATTATAACTTAAAGTCTCATTTAATATATTATCAAATATATCTAGTGGACTTCTTCCATTTCTTAGTGTCAATAGCATATTTTTCTATGCCTCCTTTATTTATATTTATAAGCAAGATCTATGCCAAGTCTCTACAGAGACAAAATATTAATATAGAGTCAAAATGACATAATAATTAATTTGGCTACATTGACAAAATGGCTCACTTCGAGTTTGAAATATTTTATGTGTATATATTATATATGCCAATACCCCAACCAAAAGATAACGAAAAGCAAGGTGATTATATGGGGCGTTGTATGGACTTTTTAAGCAAAGAAGAGCGTATAGATAGACCACAAAAACAAAAAGTTGCAATATGTTTAAATACATTTAACGCTCCAAAAAAGAAAACTAAAGGCAATTCAGTAGAGATTGATTTTTCTGAAAAAATTAAAGAAATGAAAGAAAAAAAAGCTCAAGAATTAGCCAAAAAAGAAGAACCAATTAAAGTAGAAGAGCCAAAAATTGAACCACTTAATAATGCTGTAACTGCTCCAGCGGAACCAGTTATTGAAGTCCCAGTAGCAGAAGCGCCAAAAGTTGAAACTCCTGTTCTTGAATCTCCAGTTACTGAATCAAAAACTGAGGAAAAGAAAGATGAACAGAAAAGTTAACACAAAAAAGAACACAATCTTTCTTGATATATATTAAAATAAATCCTATAATAATAGGATAATGAATATAGCTGTTAGGCTAGAAGGCGGTCTTGGAGATCATCTATTAGGAAATAGATTTATTCACGCTGTTAAAGATAAATATAAAAATTCAAATTTAAATATATTCTCTGATACAGAAAATAATAGCATTTCAATAGATATTTTAAAAAAATTATTTCCAAGTCTATATCAAAACACCAAAGTAATTCCATATAGAAAAGATAAAAATTATAAGATATTCACTAAATTTGGAACAGAGACATATCCAGCTCATCTTAATAATCTTCCAGACGATATAGCTCTAGAAATTAAAAAACATGATAAATTCTATGATTTGCATATAGATTCATTAAAATGGTTGAATTACGATCTTGATTGGTTAAGATATTACTATTTCTTTCCCAAACCAGAAATAGACGTAAAACAAAAATACAATGAAAAGTATATAATGACACATCTTTATTCTAGGCCAGATTCACCTTATAACTTAGATCAAAAATATGTAATCGAGTTATTGAATAAATTCTCTGAAAATAACGACTACAAGATAGTAATTTTAACCATGGAAGAACATAAGGAGTATTATAAGGAATTGTATGATAATAAAAATATAATTATAGACACTTCAAATAATATATATGAAGTTTTTGAAATCACAGCAGGATGCTCAGCTTTTCTAGGTATAGATAGTGGCATAAGATATATACCCTACCACTTTAGTAAACCAACTTTTGTATTTTCTAAATATTGTGATAGGTACGGTTCAGTAGCACCGTCTCACTTAATTAGATGGTTGATATTTGAAAAAAATGTGTTTCCTATAGGATTTAATATAGAATTTGTAATAAATATAATTAATAACTGTATTCAATACCCAGCAAATCAATTATTTCCTCAATATATAAAAGATATTGATTCAATCGTTGTTGATAGAAAATTATAATATGATTGATGTAAATAAAAATTATGGTATTAAAGATTATGATAGTGGTATAGGAGATGCAGTTATTAAAAGTTCATTTCCAGAGAATTTCTTTTTCAACTATAATAAAAAAGTAATAGATCTTGAAAAGAAATGGATATTTGATTATAATCCATACGTAGAAAGAGATAAAAAAGCAGATGAAGTATTGCATTTTTTAAAAAAACAAGCGGAAATTATTAATGAAGGCAAAAGGATTTGCCATCCATCTCATGCCTCGGAGTATTGTTACAATTTTTCTTTGCCAAAATGTTTTCTTAGAAGGCCAAGGTTATATAAATACGAAGATCTAAAAACTATAAAAGATAGAGTAGTCGTACATACCAAAGGAAGAACCGTAGATCAAATGCCGGATATTATAAAAGATCAAATCTCAAAAAACTATATAGATTATAATATAATACAGATCGGCATGCCAGATGAACCTTTGATACAAAACGCTCAAGATGCTAGAGGTCTTAGCGTTTGGGATACAACAGAAATAATTGCTTCTTGCGCAATTTTTATAGGCGTTAATAGTGGATTTCATCATATATCGAAAGCGTATCCAAAAGTAAGATCAAAATTAATCTTGGAAATTCCACAAGATAAAATTTTAAATTTTAGACCTTTAGATTTAAAAAACCATTTTGAATGGTTTGAATTTGGATTAGAATTTTACAATTGTTCGAAATATGATATAGGGATAACAGACAGTTATTTAAAGATATAATGAACTCATTTATACAATATGATAATTCTTTTGATTCCCATATGAAGCAGGGTATAGATCGATTTTATACATTTAAAATAGCCATGAATTACTATCTACAGTATAACGGTAAAATCATAGTGGAGACTGGAACACAAAGACAATTAAATGATTGGGGGGCTGGATGCTCTACTAGTTTAATAGGTAAATTTATTTCAGAATTTAGCCCAAACAGTAAATTATATTCGGTAGATATATCTCACTTAAATGTTCAAATTTCAAAAGAAATATGTTGTCAAAATTATCAATCTTATATAAGTTGGTATGCAGAAGATTCAATTGGATTTCTTAAAAATTTTAATCAAAAGATAGACTTTCTTTATTTAGACAGCTATGATTGGTTCGCAGAAGAACCTGGATTAAGCGAGTGCCAGAAACACCAACTAGAGGAAATGAAGGCATCTTTAGATAAAATGAATGATAAATCAGTTATTCTATTAGATGACAATGATTTGCCAAATGGTGGCAAAAGTAGATTAACAAAGGAATTTCTTATTGAAAGTAATTGGATTTGTGTTCTAGATCTAAAGCAAAGCGTTTGGATAAGAAGATAAAACGCTTTATAATTGCGTACCGTTTTATAAAGAGTTTTAAATAAAATTGTTCGTAATTGCGGATGGCACTTTACGTTTTTAGGAGGAGCAGAATCTATAGCTGAAAAAATAAAAGCATACGCACATCAAGAAAGTAATAATGATTTTATTACTAATATAGAAAGATTGGAAAATTCATTAAAATTCAACTTGAAAAGAAAAAGATAAATGGCAATTTCGTTGGAATATTGTCCGATTATCCAGTATTATATAAATAATGATTAATTTACTGGTTGATGAAGCCTACGCTTTTGATTATTTAAGCATTTTACATGTAAAAAAACAATTTAATTCAAAAGTCGTTAATAATTGGAGAAAATGCTTTTTACATCTAGAAGAGCAAGTGTCAAAAGATCTAATGGATAAGATTATTAACTCTAAAGAATATCTAAATATGATAGAAGCAAATAAAATTACATTTAATGCAGTAGAACAAGCAAGATATGGAAATATAACTGCAAAAGAGGTAGATGAGGCAAATATGCTAAGATATAAAAGAAAATTAGAATTACAGAATAGATTTTTCAATAATACGCTTACGGAGACCAAAACTTAATGAGTTTAAATTTTATGGAAACATATTACGGAAAAAAAATAGATACAGCAAATATATTAAATATTGATGACGCAAGTAAATTATTAGACGGAAGAAAAGTCGTTGTAGTTACTGGGGTTACAGGTCAAGATGGAAGTCATATGGTTGATTATTTGCTGAAACATACTAATTATATCATATTTGGTGGAGTTAGAAGATTAAGCGTATATAATCATAACAATATTAAACATATTGATTCAGATAGATTTCACCTTATTAATTTTGATCTTACGGACGCTCACGCTATAGCTAGAACAGTAGAAAAATTAAAACCAGATTACTTCATCAACTTCGCTGCTCAAAGCTTTGTAGCAAGTAGCTGGGATTTTGCAAGACAAACATGGGCGACAAATTCTACATCAATATTAGATATATTAGAAGCAATTAGACTTCACAAGCCTAACTGTAGACTATATCAAGCTGGTTCCAGCGAAGAATTTGGTAATGTTTTATATTCTCCTCAGAATGAAGATCATCCACTTAGGCCAAGAAGTCCATATGGAGCAAGTAAAGCTGCATCTAGACAACTAATTAAAGTTTATAGAGAGTCTTACAATCTTTATGCAATCCAAGGATGGTTATTTAACCACGAAGGGACTCGAAGAGGAGAAGAATTCGTTACGAGAAAAATAACTAAAAAAGTTGCACAGATTTTTAACGCTATAAAAAATGAACAATCTTTTTCTCCACTTCAACTTGGAAATGTTGATGCTAAAAGAGACTGGAGTGATTCAGAAGATTTTATTGATGGAGTCTGGAGGATGTTGAATCAAGATAAATATAATGCAAATTACGATGGAAAACCCAAAGAATATGTTTTCTCATCAAACGAAACCCATACAATAAGAGAATTTGTGGAATTAGCATTTGGATTTTGTTACATGATGGGTAAGTGGGAAAATAAAACGGGTAAACCAGAAGATGAAAAATATTATGTTTATATACAAAATAAACCAGTATTAGTTGTAGAAATAAATCCTAAATTTTATAGACCAGCAGAAGTGGAATTGCTTTTAGGAGACTCTAGCAAAGCTCGAAAAGAATTGGGATGGAAACCTTACTGCAACTTTCCATCCTTAGTAGAAAAGATGATTAGAAGTGATTTAGAAGTTTATGAAGATTAAAAATATATGAATATAATTAATATATTCCCAATCCCAATTGCAAAATTTAAACTAGAAAGACAATTGACTCAGGACGAAAAAAACCATTTAATTAATCTGGACATCAAGCCAAATAAAGAAAACTTTATAACTTTAGATTCATATGTATTAGAACATAAAAAATGCAAGATTTAAAAAATGGATAACACTACAATTAATTGAGTATTATAATAAAGTTTATCAGCCTAAATATTCTAGTCAAATTTACATTACTCAATCTTGGGTTAATTATTCTTCTAAGGGATAATCACATCATAAACATTCTCATAAAAATTCTTTTTTAAGTGCGGTTTTTATATAAAATCAAATCCAAATAGTGGAAGAATTGTATTCCATAAAAATAATTTTAGAGACATAGACATTGAGCCAGGAGCGATAAATGAATACAATGGAGATTCATATAATTTGCCCGTTAACACGTTAGATTTGATAGTTTTTCCATCTGATTTAATTTATTCTGTAGAATTATTAACTTCAGATGAAACTAGAATAAGTTTAGGTTTAAATACTTTTATTAAAGGAATGTTTGGAGATTTAGAAAAATTATCAGAATTAAAAATTTCTTGAGTGAAATTAATATTAATGCTACAATAGTCTTATTATGTTAAGAGATTCTTTAACTCCATATAAATTATGCTGTTATATTGTAAAGAAATTTGTTAAATCTAAAAATATAGCTTGGGGCTATGAAATTAATCAAGCCAAGAAATTGTTGAAATTTGAATCAAAAGACACATTTTGGTTTAAAATTAAATCAAAAGAATTAAAATCTTTAGATTGGTTATTATCTTATGAGGGAAAAAAGTTTCTTTTAAAAGAAAAAGCGTTATTAGATGTTGACAAAACTAATAAAATCACATATAATTTAAAAGATGATAAAATCGGAAATGATAAACCTATCATAAAAAAACCAAAAACATTAAAGGAGTTTTTAAATGGCAAGACCTAAAGCAGTTGTAGAAGAATTAGCTCAAGGACCTATATCAAACGATAGGTTAAAAGCATTTTTAAAAGATAATAAAGAAGACCATTATAATTTTGAAGATGAAATTTACTATAAAGTATCATCTGGCAGCTTAAATTTAGATTTTGTAATGGGAGGAGGATTTAGTCCGGGGTTACATAGATTTCTTGGAATGAATGAAGGTGGAAAAACATCCGAAGCCTTAGAAGTCATGAAAAACTTTCTTAAAACAGTTACAAATGCAAGAGGAGTTTTAATTAAAGCTGAAGGTAGACTCTCAAAAGAGATTCAAGAAAGGTCGGGAATCGAATATATAACAGATCCGGACAAATGGAAAGACGGAAATTGTTTTGTATTTGAATGTAATATATTTGAAACAGTTTCAGAATTGATGCTTGAACTTGTAAAAAATAACCCTGAAAATAAAAAATATTTATTCATTCTAGATTCTGTAGATGGATTAATGCCAAAAAATGACGTAGGGAAAACCCTATCAGACGCAACGAAGGTCGCTGGTGGAGCAGTAATATCCTCAGTTTTAATGAAAAAAATGTCTATTGCCTTATCTAAGAGAGGCCACATGGCAATCTTTATTAGCCAAGTTCGATCAGATATTAAACTTGATCCATATGCAGCAAATAAAGATATCAGACAAACTACTGCTACAGGCGGAAATGCATTATTACATTTTGCAAATTGGATTATTGAATTTGAGCCACGTTTTAATAGAGATCTTATATTAGAGAAACCAAACGAAAAATATGACCCAATTAAAAACAAAATCATTGGTCACACAGCAAAACTTACAATTAAAAAGTCGACAAATGAAACAACAAATCATAAAGTAGAGTATCCAATTAAGTATGGACGTAAAAGCGGAACATCTATTTGGAGAGAATATGAAATTATTGATCAACTTATTGCTTGGCAATTTGTTACAGCAAAAGGAGCTTGGATTACAGTAGGTGATGATCTAATCAAAGAATTAAAAGATGCAAATCTAGATTTAACTAAACAACATCAAGGAATAGATAATTTTAGAAAATATTTAGAAGAAAATCCAAAGATCACAGAATATTTATTTGATAAATATAAAAAATTAATACCTGCATGAGGTTATATAGCCTAAACGGAAGACTTGTAAACAAAAATGTTTCAAGATATCTTGTTGATTGGGATAAATCCAGCAGAAGTAAAATTCAATTTAATATAAAAAAATTTTTTGAACAATACTGGAAAAGTCATATTGTATATGAAGAATTTCCCGTTTACGGATCTTTAATGAAAGTTGATTTACTTAACGCTACAAAAAGAATTGCAATTGAGGTAAACGGTGAACAACATGAAAATTTTAACGAATTCTTTCATGCAAATTCACGAATGAATTATTTGCAAAGCATAAAAAGAGATTGCAAAAAAGCAGAGTGGTTAGAAAAAAATAATTTTAAATTTATTGAATTATATCAAAAAGATTTAAAAAATTTATCACCAAATTTCTTTTTAGAAAATTTCGATATAAACATATTTTAGTGTAAAATTTTATGTGCAGAAAGATTTTCCGAAGTCGTTGCTTGAATCATTAAATGAAAATTCATTTGGAGGATTCATTTTATTTAATTTTAATGCAGAAGGCGACCCTCAAGTAATGACAAAATTTGATAATCAATTAAACGCTATGGCTTTACAGCAATATGTTAATTATTGGGCAGAAGCTATGAATTTATTAAATATAGACTGCACAATACAAAATATTGCGGAGATAGGTAAAAAGAAACGCAAGAAAAAAGATTAGTTGACTAAAAATTAAATAGATACTAGAATTAGATGTTATGCCTATTTATTCCGTACAGGTCGAGAGACATGTTCTAGGTGGCCTCATAAGGAATCCAGAAATATTTTTTGATATTTCAAAATTTATATCTGAAAAAGATTTTTTTAATGATGTTCATAGTACTATATTCTCTTGTATTAAAGACGAACTTAATAAGAATAATAAGATAGATAAAGTTCTATTGGCTCAAAAAATTAAAAACCTTGGCATATCTTTCAAAGACGAGATTGATATATTTTCATATATTGATGCACTTGCATTAACTCAAATTAATTCTCAAGGAACAATTAACGCATGCAAAGAATTAAGCAAATTAAAAGTGAGAAGAGAGTTAATGGAAACAGCAGAAAATGTAAAGAAATATGTTAAAGAAAATGCAGAAGAAAATATAGATGCAATTGTATCTAAAGTAGATGGGATATATAATAATAAAATTAGTCAATATTATATTGAAGGAGAACCTATCAATTTATTTGAAGAATTGGAGAGCATTATAGAAGAAATAGGTAATAATCCAAGAGATGAAACTGGATTAAAAACTCCATATAATAATTTTAATAATCTATATGGAGGTCTAAAACAAGGGAATATTTATTCGATAGTGAGTAGACCAGGCCAAGGAAAATCAACATGGCTTAATGATATTGGTTATAAGACATCAAATGTATCTAATAAAAATACAAAAGCTTTAATCTTAGATACAGAAATGAGCACTTTAGATACTCAAATGCGTTTAGTAGCAAGTATCTCTGGAGTACCACTTTGGTTTATAGAAACTGGAAATTGGCGAAAAAATCCAGAGATGATTCAGAAAGTCAGAGATGCTTGGCCCAAAGTAAAAAATATGACTCATTATCATTATCATGTTGCTAATAAAAATATTGACGAAATTTCTTCTATTATAAGAAGATGGTATTATACAAAAGTAGGAAGAGTGAATCAAGCAGTAATCGTATATGACTATATTAAATTAACTGGCGAAAAAGTTGGTCAAAACTGGGCCGAGCATCAAGCTATTGGAGACAAAATTGATAAACTTAAAAGAATTTCAGAAGAAATTAAATGTCCGGTTATTACTGCTATGCAATTAAATAGAACTGGAGAAAATTTTAATAGAAATGCTAATCAGGTAACAGACGACAGCTCTGCAATTGCACTTTCTGATCGTATGCAATGGTTCGCATCTTTTGTTGGAATCTTTAGAAGAAAGACTCAAGATGAGATACAAGTTGATGGTGAACAATTTGGTACTCATAAACTTATAGCGATTAAAACTAGATTTCAAGGAAAAGATGGCGCGGGTCATCATGATTTAGTTCGTAGAAGAGTCGGAGAAAATGAATTTAAATATTTCAATAATTATATTAATTTTGAAGTTAATAATTTCAATGTAGAAGAAAGAGGAACTCTAAGAGAAATTGTAGACGCAGAAAATGAAAGATTGGATTTTGATCAAGAAGGTCAAAGTGAAGATGGAGAATTACTATGAATGTAGAATTAATTTCAATTACAAACCCAGAGATTCAAGTAATAAAAAATGCAGAAGATCTTGTTGCTTATTGCGCCAGAGTCAGTAATCCATCAAATCAAATGAATATTGAAACATCTCCTAAATTACTTGCGTTTCTCATAAAGCATAAACATTGGTCTCCATTTGAAATGGTGGATATGACAGTTGAAATTAAAACAAGTAGAGCAATTGCAGCGCAAATTTTAAGACATAAATCATTTTCATTTCAAGAGTTTAGTCAAAGATATAGTGTTGCTACAGAATTTGAAGACATTGAATTAAGACTTCAAGGAGATAAAAATCGTCAAGTAGGAGAAAAACTTTTTGATACAAATGATGCAAGATATGAAGATTTAAAGTCTTCTATCAAAGAAGCTATTTCACTTTCTTCAACTACATATGATAAGATGATAGAGAATGGAATAGCTAAAGAAATCGCAAGAATGATATTGCCATTAGCAACTCAAACAACGATGTATATGAAAGGATCTTTGAGAAGTTGGATTCACTATATCGAGTTGCGAACAGAGCAAAACACACAAAAAGAACATAGAGTAATAGCAGATAAATGTAAAAAGATCTTTACAAAACAATTTCCTGTCATTAGCGAAGCATTAAAATGGACAACATAAAAGAATTATTATCTAATCTAGGCTACAATTTAAAAGAATATTCAAAAGAATATCGTACAAAGCCTTTGTATAGAGATTCAGATAATGAAAATGTTTTGGTAATCTATAAGGATAGTGGAAAATGGATTGATTACAAGGAGAATATAACTGGTAATCTTCAAGATTTAGTTAGAATGACACTCAATTTACCTAATAATTTAGAAGCAAAGGAATGGATAAATCAAAAAACTCCAGTAAATAATACTTTTACAGTTTATAAAAAACCAGAGATTAAACAAGTCAAATGCTATTCCCACGACGTTTTATCAAAGTTAGTCAAAGATCATGCATTCTGGCATAAACGTAATATTAGTGATACAACTATGGAAATTTTTGAAGGTGGAATTTTAAAAGAAGGTAGGATGAAAGGTAGATATGTTTTTCCTATTCTTAATAAAGAAAGACAATTAATAGGAGTAGCAGGAAGAGATATTTTAAATAGAAATGAGAAACTTTGTCCTAAATGGAAATTGGTAGGAGATAAAGTAGATTGGAAATATCCACTTCAAGTTAATTCTAAAATACTAATTAAATCTAAAGAAGTTATCTTAGTAGAAAGTATAGGAGATATGTTGAATTTATGGGAAAATGGAATTAAAAATACTATAGTAACTTTTGGACTTAATCTTAGCGTGGGAATTTTAAATACATTATTAATATTAAATCCTAATAAAATTTATCTTTCATTTAATAATGATTCAAATAAAAATAACGCAGGAAATCTCGCGGCAGAAAAGACTAAAGAAAAATTACTAAAACATTTTGATCATCATCAAATTAAAATTAAACTTCCTTCAAAAAAAGACTTTGGAGAAATGTCAAAAGAAGAAATAAATCAATGGAAAACAAACCTTTAAAAGTTTTATCTGCTTCTAGAATTAAAACCCTAGAGACTTGTTCTTGGGTATATTGGAATAATTATCATACAAAAATTCCACAGACTCAAAACGATGGTGCATTAAGAGGTACGGTTTGTCATAAAATATTTGAGATTTTATTAAATAAAAAACACAAAAAACATTTTACATCAATTATAAAAAACAACTCTATCAAAGGAAGTAAACCGATTGAAAGATTAACAAGAAAATTAATAAATCAAGCTCCATTAGATATGAGCAATTTTGAAATCATTGACGAAATGATATTAGTTGGATTAAAGCACGATTTTTATGGTCAAGATGGTAAAATTGTAGCACCAGAATATGCTTTTGAAATCAAGAGTGATAGCCCCAGATATCACGTTAAAGGCTTTATTGATAAGCCTATTAAAATGAAAAATAAAATGCTTATAATTGACTACAAGAGCTCCAAAGCTAAATTTAGGGGTGATGACCTTGAAGCGAATATTCAAGCCATGATGTATAGTCTTGCTAGTAAAAAATTATGGCCTAAATTAAAGCCTATTGTAAGATTCCTATTTTTAAGATTTCCAAAGCAGCCAATTCAAGAGCTTGAGTTTGACGACAATCAAATTAAAGGATTTGAACACTACCTTGAATATGTTAATGCTCATATTAATAACTTTGATATTAATAGTGCAGAATCTAATTTTGCATCAGATAACCCAAAAAATAAATGGATGTGTGGAGTAGGAAACTGGAAATGCCCTTACAAAGACTCTTTTGAATATTACGTTAAATTAAATGATAAAAATGAAATTATTGAATCTAATTTTGATGGTAAATTTAAAGTCATAGAAGGATTTAAAATAGAAAAAAGAAAATACGCTGGATGCCCAAGGTTTAATAATGTTTCCATAAATCAATCAACAGACGATATTTTAGATGAAATGACGTCAAAATCAAAAGACACTTTTGATGATTTATCTTGACATGACAACTACAATATAGTATAAATAAAGCATGTACAATACAATACCTTTATTTAAAAGCCACTTTTCAATAGGTAAAAGTATATTAACTCTTGAAGAAAAGAATGAAGAAGAAAATGAACCAGATTCAATTATACAAATCGCTAGAGATAATAAATTAAAAAAATTATTTCTTGTCGAAGACTGCTTTAGCGGCTTTTTGCAAGCTTATAAAAATCTAAAAGCAGCGAATATTGATCTCGTATTCGGTATTAAATTTGTATTTTGTGACAACATATCAAATAAGAATGAGGAAGAATTAAAAAAGCATCATAAATTAATATTATTTACTAATGGTGACGAAGGGTATAAGACGTTAATTAAATTATGGACAAAAGCCAATGTTGATGGTTTTTACTATACGCCTAGATTGGATATGAATATTTTAAAAGAAAATTTTAACGATGGTATTAAAATTGCTATACCATTTTATGATAATTTTATATTTAATAACTCTTTTAAAGGATATCAATGTTTGCCTTTTATTGAAAATTATAAACCATCTGTTTTTATAGAAAATAATAAATTAATTTTTGACGGTTTAATCAAGAATAAAATGGAAGATTTTGCAAAATTAAACAAATTAGATTTAATAAAAACAAAAAGCATTTATTATAAAAATAGAAAAGATTTTAAAAGTTTTTTAACTTTTAGATGCATTAATAATCGAACCACACTAAATAAACCAGAGATGGAACATATGTCTAGTAATGAATTTTGTTTTGAAAGCTGGAAGGAACAAAATCATGGATGAACATCTTTTAAGATTTGATAAAAGCAAGACTTTTTTATTTATAGATTGCGAGACGTTTAATCTATGTTTAAATTTTTGTCATAATTTACCTTGGCAAATCGCTATGTTAAAATGTCAAGGCGATAGGATTATAGAATCCAAGGATATACATCTTAGATGGAAGACTCATTTAAAAATAAGTAAAGATGCAGCAAAAATTACAAGATTTGATCCCAAGACAATAGAAAAGAAAGGCATTGATCCAGAAGCATTTTTTCCTACATTAAAAGATTGGATAGATAAAACAGATTATATCGTTGGTCATAATATAATAGGATTTGATTTATATATAATTAATGAATATTACAAATTTATGGAAATTGAACCGGTTGATCTATTATCTAAATCTATAGATACAAATTTATTATATAAAGGAATCAAAACTGGAAAATCTTATAACCCTAAAAAAGAGAGTTTACAAGAATATATGTATAAACTTTATCATACGAAATTTAAAAATATAAGAACAAATTTAACTGCTACTGGAAAAGATTTGAATATTCAGCATGATTATGATTCTTTACATAATGCTCTTTCAGATCTAGAATTAAATTTTAAAGTCTGGAATAAAATTAAATATATGGTCAACATTTAATTGCATTCTAAATAAGAAAGGAATATAATAACTAATTATGGCATCAATGGATTTTATATACGATATTCTCAATAAATTTGAGAAAGAAAATATTGATTATCTTTTAATAACATTACAGCATGGAAAAACGAATAGTAAAGCTGACGTATTTTACTCATTAAATAATGAAGAGAGATCATTTGAAGCCTTGAAAGAGGGTTTAACTGAATTTCAATCAAATATAGATAAATCTATAAATAAACATAGATCAAATAAAAAGCGTAAAAGAAAAAAGGATGACGACGAATATTGATTTTATAAATTCATTCAAAAAGATTGAATTACCTCTTTATGGGGTAAGACTACCAGAATTTAAAGTTAAATCAGAGTATAAAAGGGGTCTAGCTTTATCTGAAGACGCCTCTAATACAGATTTCTTAAAGAAGCTGGCATATTCTAAATTGCCAGTAGGCAAAGACTATAAAAAACGTCTTGATCATGAATTTGAAATTATAGAAGATTTAGGTTTCATTGACTATATAATCTTAGTCTGGTTAGTTATTAATTATTGCAAGGAAAATAAAATTCCTACAGGTTTAGGAAGAGGAAGCGCAGCGGGAAGTCTTATTTTATTTTTAATAGGAGTAACTAAGATTGATCCAATTAAACACAATCTTTACTTCGAAAGATTTATATCTAAAATTAGAGCTAAAAAGCAAGTCGTAAATGGAATAACATATCTGGATGGAAGTTTGATGTGTGATGTTGATTTAGATATTTGTTATTATAATCGTCATAAAGTAATCGATTTCTTAAACGAAATATTTCCAAATAGAATTAGTAAAATATTAACCTTTAATACTCTTAGTGGAAAGTTATTAATCAAGGAGTGCGGAAAAATAGTAGAAGAAAAAAGTGAAACAGAGATGACTAGTGTTAGCTCTTTGATTCCAAAGATATTCGGACAGGTTAAAGATATCTCTGAAGCCTATCGAGATGTTGAAAAATTTAAAGAATGGTGTGATGAAAATCCTGATATTTATAGTATAGCTTTGAAATTAAGAAATTTAATTAAGAATAAAGGTGTTCATCCTTCGGGAGTTCAAATTTCTCATAGTCCTTTGTCAGAAACTTGCCCATTAGAATTATCTTCAGATAAAGAACAAGTAAGCGCTTTTGATATGAACGATATTAGTCAGTTCAATGTCAAGTTAGACCTTTTAGGCTTAAGGAGTGTTTCTGTAGTTTATGATGTATGCAGCATGATAAATAAAAATATTGAAGATATAGACATAGAAGATAATTTTATATATCAACAATTACAATTTTTAAGAAGTCCACATGGACTGTTTCAGATTGAAGCAGATACAAATTTTAAAGTTTGCAAAAAAGTTAAACCAAGAAATTCAGAAGAGCTGAGCGCAGTACTAGCATTGGCAAGACCTGGAGCTTTGCAATTCGTAGATCAATATGCAAAATATGTAGAAACTGGAGAATTCCAATCTATCCATCCATTTTTTGACGATATCTTAAAACGAACAGGTGGAGTAGCCTTATATCAAGAACAGTTGATGCAAATGGCAAGTAAGATAGGTTTCACTTTAGATGAAGCAGAAATTTTAAGAAGAATCGTAGGAAAGAAAAAAGTAGAAGAAATTAAGGCTTGGAAAGAGAAAATTGAAAAGAAATGCGTTAAGAATAATTTACCAAAAGAGGTAGGCGAAGTTTTATGGAAGATTTTAGAAGATTCTGTGAATTATTCTTTTAATGCAAGTCATAGTCAAAGTTACGCAGCATTAGCTGCAATAACTATTTATTTGAAATTTAAATATCCTAAAGAATTTTTTCTCTCCTTGCTTAAAATGACAAGATTCGAGCCTGACCCAATAACAGAAATATCTAAAATTCATAAAGAAATGGATTTATTCGATATCAAATTATTACCTCCACATATTGTTAAATCTGAAATGGATTTTAGTGTAGAAGGAAATAATATAAGATTTGGTCTTCTTTCTATTAAAGGAATTTCAGATAAATCAATTGAAAGACTAAATAATTTTAGGAATAAATATGCTACAAAATTTGATGTATTTAAATCTGCTCAACAGGCTAAATTATCTATTAGAGTTTTATCTCCTCTTATACAGGCTGGAGCATTAGAAAATTTTAAACAATCAAGAAGTAAAGTTGTATTAGAAGCTCAATTATGGAATATATTAACTCAGAATGAGCAAAAATACGCGATGATGTATGGAGAAAAATTTGATTATGATTTATTCAAAATTATTAAATTTTTGAATGCCACGAAAGATGAAAAAGGCAAGTTTATAATTAAAGAAGCTAGGCTTGAAACAATTAGAAAATCTTATGATCCATACAAAAAGATATACGAACAAAATAGCAAAAATGAAAGATTTGCAAATTGGTATTATGAAAATAAATTATTAGGTTATACATATAACACTACATTAAAAGATATTTTCTCAGATCAAAAGCCAGATCTTCTCAATATAAGAGAAGTCAATGAAGCTCCTCAAAACCTACCAGTACTATTTATAGGAGTTATTAAAGATGAATATTTGGGTACATCTAATAACAGTAAGAAAACAAGATATTTAAGATTAAATGTCCAAGATGAAACATCTACAATTAACGCTCTTATATTTAATGATAAGATTGAAGAATGTAAAGAGATGAACAGTTTTCTGCCCGAAGAAAATAATATTGTTATTGTAAAAGGTAAAAAGAAAAGTGAAGATGCGGTTTTTGCAGACCTAATAGCCGTTCAAGATCATAAAATATTTATGAAATTAGGAGAAATTAAAGAAAAATAACTTGATTTCTTTTATAAAACTTGATAATATATAATATATGATACAAATATATAAACCAACACCTCGTAATACTGGTACAGCTTGTAGCTTTTCATTCAATAATCTTGATGGTAATTTTTATTTAAATTTAATTAAACAAGCCTCTTGGAATGATCAAAAGAAAATCGGTAGTTTTGCTGAAAACGCTCAAAATCCAGAAAAAAAGGTAGTAGTTAAATTATCTAAAATTGAAGCGTGTGGCATTTTAGATGCTCTCGACCACAATAGAACAGCAGATTTTTTTCATAATTCAGAAAATCAAAAATTAGGTATTAAATTTTCTCCCTATATTAGGGAGGACAAACAAATTGGGTATAGCCTAAATGTTATAAAAAATTCCAAAACTCAGACCGCTCAGCCAGCAGTAAGTTTTCTTATCGGATTTACATTCTCAGAAGCGAGACTTGTCGCAGAATATATTAAATTTGGCTTGGGGCATATATTCTCTACAGAGCGTAGCGAAGAAATAAAAAAGTTAAAAAATATTAAATCAAAAGCTATCGAAGATAGAAAGCACAAGGACCAAGTAGAAGACTTAACAGAAGAAGGCAATCTCTCAGAACAAGAAGACGATCTTTGGTAAAAAGAATGCGAAAAAAGATCGTCTTTCAATCTGATTTCTCATTAGCAAAAACTGGTTTTGGCAGAAACGCCAAAGCAATTCTAAAATATCTATATAAAACTAATAAATATGATATTGTACATTATTGCTGTGGAATGCAGAAGGGTAATAATCAGCTGGAAAGAACTCCCTGGAAAAGTTGTGGAGCCTTGCCGAACACACATCAAGAACTTGAGAAATTAAATAAAGATCCTCATCTGGCTAGACTGGCGAGTTATGGAGCCCATCTTTTAGATGAAGTAATTAAGGAAGAGAGACCAGATGTATACATAGCTGTGCAAGATATATGGGGTGTAGATTTTGCGATTAATAAGCCATGGTTTAATAAAATTAATTCTGTTATATGGACTACATTAGATTCTTTACCGATTTTAGATTCTGCTGTAAAATGTGCACCAAAAGTCAAAAATTATTGGATTTGGAGCGATTTCGCTACCAAAGAGTTGCATAAGCATGGCCACGTTCATGTTAAAACTGTCCATGGAGCTTTAGATATAGAAAATTTTTATCGTTTATCAGATGAAAAAAGATTAAATCTTAGAAGAAAGTTCAATATTGAAGAAAATAAATTTATTGCTGGTTTTGTTTTTAGAAATCAATTAAGAAAAAGTGTTCCCAATTTGTTAGAAGGGTATGCCATATGGAAAAAAGAAAATAATATTAAAAATTCTGGTTTACTTTTGCATACCAGTTTTGGAGAGGGCTGGAACATAATGAAATTAGCAAAAGAATATAATATAGATGAAAAAGATATTTATACTACATATATATGCAAATTATGTGGAGATTATAAAATTAAAAATTTTACGGGACAAGATCAAAATTGCGAATCGTGTGGATTAGAAAAAACTTTAAGTACGACCAACGTTGGATTAGGAGTCTCTGAACAAGAATTGAATGAAATATATAATTTAATGGATGTTTATTGCCATCCATTTACAAGCGGTGGACAAGAAATACCTATTCAAGAGGCAAAACTTACAGAATTAATTACTTTAGTTACAAATTATAGTTGCGGAGAAGAAATGTGTAAGAAAGAAGCGGCAAGTTTACCTTTAAATTGGTTTGAATATAGAGAGCACGGAACAGAATTTATTAAAGCATCGACAGATCCAAAATCTATATCAGAAAATTTAAAAGTTGTTTCTTCCATGAGCGCAGAGGAAAGAAAAAGACTTGGTAAGCAAGCGAGAGAATGGACGATTAATAACTATTCAGTAGAAATTATAGGCAAATTTATAGAAAATTTTATAGATTCTTGTGAAGAAACAAATAAAGATTTAACTTTTAAAACAGAAGAAAAAGATCCTTATATTCAAATTCCAGCAATAGAAAATGATTCTGATTGGCTTAAGTTTATGTATGAAAACATATTGAAAATGAAAAATATTGATGAAAATGATGATGGACATAAGTATTGGATGAATGAAATTAAAAAGGGTATTAAAAGAATAGACATAGAAAGTTATTTCAGACAAGTCGCTTTACAAGACAATAATAAAAATAAATCTAGATCTTTTGATGATCTTCTAGATAAGAACGATGAAGGTAAAAGACTTCTTTATGTAATGCCAGAAAGCATTGGAGACGTATTCTTATCTACGAGCTTATTTAAATCTATAAAAGAACAGTATCCAGAATATAATTTATATGTAGCAACAAAACCAGAATATTTTGATGTTTTGGAAGCGAATCCATATGTACATAAAGTCATTCAATATATACCTCAAATGGATAACCTAGTTTGGTTGGAGGGGATAGGACCCCATAAAGGATATTTTGATATTGCATTTTTACCCTATACTCAAACTCAAAGAGTTTTGACTTATCTTCATAATGGAAAAACTAATATAGCTTATAAGGATTATAAATATGCATCTAGTTGAAACATATGCTTTAAATTGCGGTTTAAAGATTGATAAGCCATTCATATATGAGAAGTATTGTCCAATACCTTTCGATAAATACATATCTTTTCAATCTTGTAGCAAATACACATCTAAAAACTATGATTTTTGGCAAGAAGTAATCAATCAGCTTATACCAAAGTTAAATGAAAAAAATATTCACATAATACAAATTGGTGGCAAAGATGAAAAACCAATAGATAACTGTTATCATCTGCAAGGTAAAACCACCATTAATCAAGCCGCTTATTTAATTAAAAGAGGTTTACTGCATTTTGGTGCGGATAGCTTTGGCGTTCATATAGCTAGCAGTTATGATAAACCTATAGTTGTATTATATTCAAATAGTAGACCAGAAAATGCTGGACCATATTTTAACTCTAAGAATAAAGTTAAAATTCTAGAAATCGATAAACAAGATAGAAAACCAAGCTATTCCGCAGAAGAATCGCCAAAGACAATTAATGAGATCGACCCAATTGAAATTGCTAATTCTATTTTAGAATTTTTAGATTTGACTAAATGCAATATGAAGACTGTGCATTTAGGTCAAGATTATAATAGGAAATTAATAGAATCTGTACCAAATTCAGTAATAGCAGATATATCTAAATTAGGCATTAATTCATTAATAATGAGAATGGATTACGAATTTAACCAAGAGGTTCTCGAAGAGCAATTAAAAAGAAATAATTGTTCTATAGTAACGTCCAGACCTATAAATTATGATTTACTTAACAAATATAAAAATAATATTTCTCAAATTATTTACGATATCGGTGAGAATCAAAACTCTGATTTTGCAAGAGACCTAAAAAGATTAGGAAAACCATTTGTATTATCAAGTTTTTTATCAGAGGATTTTATAAAATTAATTAAATTAGAATATATGGATTATGCTCAAATTATAAAATTAAATAAAACTACTAAAAATGATATTAAAAATTTAAAAGATAATCTAAGTGATTTATATTACAAATCAAATAAAATAACAATTAGTCAGGGTAAGATTTACAATTCTAAAGCCGCTTATATGAATAAGATTCCTTATAATGGCAATTCTATGAAGATTATAGATATTCCAGAGCTTTGGGAAGAGTCTAAATATTTATATATATTTGAGTTGACAAATAATTAAATCTATAGTAATATTAACAAATGGAAGAAACAATTTCAATTGGTAGTTCGGAACTCTCTAAAATAGAGCCTATTAAAACAGAAGTGATAATCCCTAAAACAACTATATCTCCTCCAAAACTTTTTATTAGAAATCAACATGGCCTACTAGAGAATGATAATATTAATTATCAATTTAATGATGACGGCTCTATTAATTGGAGAGCCATGATAAAACAAAATTATCTTGTGCCAAATCGTCAAAAGACGCAAGAAACAGATATTTCGAAACTTGAAGACAAAGATTTATTAATTCTTTTGGGAGGAATTAAAGAACTAGCTCAAATAAGAGGTTTTACTAGCGTTGAATATAAAGTAGTAACTGCCACAGAAAATTACTTTGCTACATCTTGTAGGATTACTTGGGTGCCAAATTACGAAACAGAGAATCGTTCAGTTACATTTGAGGCGCTTGCAGATGCTTCTCTTGTAAATACAAAAGACTTTGCTAGATATTTTCTAGCTGCAATTGCAGAAAATAGAGCTTTTGTAAGATGTGTTCGTAACTTTTTGAAAATTAATATTGTTTCTCAAGAAGAACTAGGTGACGCAAAACTTGGTCTTGTTGTCAAGGAAGATACAGAAAAAGAAAACCCAATGAATCCTACGGTTCTTCTGGAAAAGATTATGCAAGAAAAAAATATTACATTCGAAGTCTTAAAGAAGAAACTTGTAAAAGAAAAGTTTGAGAATGCTGAGTCTTTTAATTTTATCAAAGATGTACCCAAAAGCAAAGTGTTTGAATTGATAGAAAGACTTAAAAAAGTTTAATTTTTAATCATTAAGAAATTACCACTACGGTACACTCCACCAACAGGTAAAGAAGATGTACTTGTATGTTGTGGTAATTTACTAACATCTAAAATTATTGGGGACATATTAGTTCTATTTCCAGTGATATAAACTCCATTAGCAAAATTTAAAACCATAGTATTTTCTTGTGATATTTTTTTGATGCCACTAGAAGCATCACTAAATACAGTAGACCCAGAATTAGTTATATTAATATTATTACCCAAAGCAACACTATATGCTCCGCTGATTATATTATTTGCTCCTCCCAAGATATTGGAAAATATTCCAGATACTATATTTGCAGTACCACCCAGTATTGAAGAATAGCCACGCTCTTCAATTTGGTCATTATTAACAATTAGATTTCCGGAGCCGCCTAAAATATTAGTATATTGTAAATTGCCAGTAATTAAGTTATTGCTACCTCCTACAACAGTACAAAATGCACTTTTAGGATATTGAGCATCTAAATTAGTTACATCTATTATTCGATTGCTTCTTCCGCCAGGTATAAGATTAAAATCACCAACAATAGTATTATTAACTCCTCCAGCTATACTCGAAACTAATCCTTTAATATAATTACCTGTTCCTCCTCCGATAGTAGAACTACCTATATCATTAAATCCAAACGCCGCTAGTCGAGCATAATTAAATATGCTTAGATTTGCTTTTGCAATATTAAAATCTCTATCAAGGTCTGTAGCCATATAATCGCATCTTAAACCAGTCATATTATCATAGGATAATCTATCAGATAAAGATATCGAAAAACTATTGCTATCTTTATCATATACGTTCCATAAATAGACATAATTTTGAGTATAAACTTTAGTAAATACTCTTAATTCAGAATGATCAAATGTAGCAGGTAAATCTATATGAATTCTACCCGTAAAATCGATGTTTTTATCTACGATTTTAAGATTTTGAGCGCGGAATGAATTGTTTCCAGTATGATCTATAGCTAAGCAATTTATTTTTATAGATTCTCCAGAGCTAATTGAATTAGAAAGTTTTACGAATATTCCCGTTGTTGAAATATGATCTAAACTTAATAAATAATTATTTTCAATATTAGTATTTTCTACAGATAAAAATACAATTGGCAAGTTAGTTAAAGATCTATTAAAATTAATAGGAACAATATTATCATGATAATTACCGCTACATGTAATTTTATTGACATAGAAGTTAGCATTATCAAAGGAATAGTATCCGGTTTTATATATTCCGACATTTAAAACGTGAGGCTCTTTTATTTTTTCAGTATAGTTTAAAAAGAAAAGCCCCGTTTTTAATCCAGATGTATAATAATTATAATAATTTTCTAATGGAGCTCCTGTCTGAATGACGTTAATGAAAGTTGAATAGTCTTGAGTTATACCAGATATTAGATTGATTTGATAGCTACCAGATCCAGAAGGTATACCTGTTTGATATATTTGAATATTATTATTAAATATATTTCCAGTATAGCCTAATGCATTTACATGTAAATATCCATCACTATGAGGATTGATTTCTGTAGCTAAATTAAACTTTAATCTATTGTCTCCAGATCCAGAACATTGAGCAAGATAAAAGTATTCACTTCCTCGATCATATACATTAAAGAAATTTATCCTAGATCTTGCTTTTAAATCTAAATCAAAATAGTTTTTATTACCAGAAGCTAGATTACTAAAAGGATAAACGTAAGAGATCTGCAAAGAAGCTCCGATATTTTCATCTGTACCCGTATAATAACCTGTAGGCCCAATAAAATAGTTAATATATCCATTCGTATTTAAAGTATTAGGAAGCTCTATATTAAACCCACTTCGATCAATTTCACTTATAGTGGATAATTTATAATTTCCGTCTGCCGAAAGAATGTAATCCATTAGAACAAGCGTATTTCCTCCAGTATAATTTACGAAATTTTTATTAAACTTAACTCTTTGATTTTTTATTCCTAAATTTAAACCCGTTCTAGCAGTTTTAAATTCACATACTTTATTCGTTCCATCTGCAGCAATAAAAGAGCCAGAATATAAATTCTCAGAAAGTAAACTGATCCAAGAATGAACTTTAATTACATCATCATTTTCTAATGAGGGAGATATGTTTAAAGTATAGTCTGTTGTTTTAATATCAGAAATATGTTCTATTTGATAAACGTTTTTATTACTTTCTAAGTTAACTAAAAATACTAAGTCGTTTGTAAAAATCTGAGCTAAATATTCAATTAAAAACACATCTCCACCACTAATACTGGTTATGAATGATTCATTTGCGATTGCAGATAAGCCCGTGGAAGTTGCATCAATAACGTTTCCATATCCACCCACAATATTACAATAAGATCCATATAGAACATTACTTTCTCCACCCCCTATTGTAGAACTATCACTAAGAAAATTTTGAACTGTAGTAATCTTATTGTCTTTACCAGCTACAATACTACACCTTCTTGATCCTGTTATTATATTAGAAGTCCCAAATATAAATACGTTATCATTTTTTCTATTTATCTTATTATTAATTCCTAGGGCCACAGAAGAATCAGCCTCTACAATATTATTCGCATTCTTAATATTTTTAGAAGTTGTTATGACTCCAGATAAAGGACCTAAAATATCTAAGCCTTCTCCATCAAATTTTATATAACTATCTTGATTTCCAACCCTAAATTTTGGTTTTCCAAAATTATATCTATTATCATAACCCAAAAAGAAGCCACTTCCTTCATCTACATTTTTATCATTAACAGTTTTTATATATCCACTTGGAATACCTTCTTGTCCTATATTTAACGCTTCGGTAATGTTTGATTCTTCAGCTAATAATATTTGAGTTGCTGTTGCTGCAAATTCATTAGTAAACGGTATCCAATTTGGATTACCAGCTTGAGGTTCCGAATCTATATTTGTGTAAGCTGCGTACCAATAATTTACTCCTTCTCTTGAATATTTAACGACATCTCTTCTTAAATTACTACCAACATATCCAACTCCATATCTCCAAGGACCCCTGTAAGTAATGCCTGGACCACTTAATGATCTGCCAGAATATCCAACTGCAAGGTTCAATATCATTCCTTCATTTGGTCTTTCACCATCCAAAGCTCTAATTTTTAAGTAATAGATTCCTCCGACTAATGGCTGACCAAAGATTTGATTAGCGCTATTTAGATATGTTTCTAAACCCGTAGGCCAATCTCCCTCTCCAACACCAGAAATTGTAGTTGCAGAAAATTCAAATCTTGTAGTCCTAGAATTAGTCTGTATTTGGTAAAAAAATGCATTTTCTAATGGAGTAGTTACATATGCAGGACTAGTAAATATATCTGAATTAGGTGGTCTAAATCCGCTTATAGCAGCTACTCTTACATTTTTATTTTTAGTAATTACTAAATCTTCATATCCAATCCCAGTATCATAATAGTTATTAAATAAAAATAATTCTCCAGAGCCAGTGATATCTCCACCTAATTTAGCTTCAAAAATTGAATATCCATTAAGATTATTTCCTCCTACTCCATTGATACCAGTTATTTGAGTTAAATCTTTGCTTACTATTTCTAATGGAAAATTTCTTATTTCTTTATATCCTAATAAATTTTGAGTACCAGGATAACCACTAAAATAAATTAAATTAGCGTTAGAAGCATTAATTCCAGAAATAGTAATATATCCTAAATTATTATATAGAGTATTTGAAGAAGAACAGCTGTGTATAGTTGGTAAAATATCAATAGATTTATTCGAAGGCAATATATAGCTTTCACCAAAACGATTTCTTTTTATCCTAATTCTTGCTTGAGGATTTCTTACTTCTCTTGGAACTCTAAATCTAATTCCTGTAGCAGAATTTTTTAATTTGATTCCACTTATTAAATAATCATTTGCTGCGTCAACATGGCCCGTAATACCCAAGAAAAATACATCTGAGTTTGTTAAATTACCATAATCTCCAGAAGTTCCGCTAGAACTATAAATTTCTATTTCATCTAAATATTTTGCTCCTTGTATACCGGACAAATATCTTATATTAACATTATTTTCCGATAGCCTGACTGTAGAAATCAAAAGATTATTTGAACTAGGAGATTCTATTAATGTACCAGAATCTGGAAAATCTACAGAAAATATACGAAGAGATGTGGTAGTATAATTATTGGGTAAAATAAATGATGCTCTATCTGCATTAGCATTTACTGTTATGTCTTTTCTTAAAATATTTGGTTGTCCAAGATTAATATAATTAATACGCTGTAAATATTTTCCACTTATATTGACAAGAGTTCCTGTTCCAGCGAGAACATCATTTGGAGTAAACCCACTAGCTAAAACTGGAGGATAGAAAATATTTAAAATATTTCTGCTTTTATCTACTCCATACTGTCCAGATAAAGTAACATAATTTGAAGAACTATAATTAGGTATATTAAATATTATTCCTGTGTCTTGTATAATGTTAAAAGGAGGGATTATTTTTTGATCTCCAATTTTTATTTCTTGGACAAATGATAAATTATCACCGCTTAATAAAATCTGCGTTGTTTCTATTTGTCCAGTCTCAGGATAAAATCCATATATGTTTGGATATCCTGCGATATAAAAACTACTAAATTTTGCTCCGCTAGTAACGCCTCTATATTTAAGATTTTCTACAATACCGCTTTGATTTTTCCTTATATTATATGGGACTTGAAATTCTAAAAATTCTATTGTTCCTGTATTTTCATATTTCTCATAAGATACATCAATCAACGCATTTGTTCCTGTCCCGTTATTAGGAGTGAATTCTATTCCTGAACTTTGATTAGGTACGGTAAAAATACCAGAATTATTTATATTGAAACTTCCTAAAGAACCATTTATACCAGTCGTGGTAACAGTAAATACTGCATAAGAATTTGAATTATAATTTTTTAAACCTTGTAAATGAAATATATCTCCTACATTATATCCTGATCCATAATTTTGAATTTGAGCTCCTGTAACTCTATATAAACCAGTTTCTTGAAAAGATGGGGTGACTTTATTTCCACTGACATCAATAAATGTTATATTTGCACCTGGAAGAAAATTAGAACCAGAAACTCTTACATATTGTCCAGGTAACACATTAACATCGTCAAAACCACTAATAGAAGGCCGATCTAAAATTTTTAAATTAATATAATTGCTAGAGACATCTGCATCATTATAAACATATATTTTATATTTTGACGATGTAAGCCCAGACAAAGTAAATCCAACGACATCGTCTCCAATAGTGTTATTGATTCCCGATACATTTTGATTACTAAGCCCATTAATAGAAAAATTTAAACCAGGATTATATATATTTTCTCCAGAAATAGCGATAATATTTTTCTTAAATTGTTCTCCAGATATAAAAATAGTTTCTCCATTTATAGCTAAAACGCCTGTAGAAGAAGTTATTACTGGTTGAGCAGATTGTATTGTGAAAAATACGCTCATTCGAAAAGTCCTCCATCTTCAGAAATCATCTGTATAATATATTTACCTGTAGGTATATTATTTAAAGGAATAGATCCGCTCAATAAATCTTTATCTATAATTCTAAAAGATGTTTGAAATGTGCTTTTACTTTCTGGATAAATATTATCAGAATATTTGAAACGCACAAAACAACTATCATATTGATATGGATTATCAATTAATATTGGTTTTTTGAAACTTTTTCCTTGGATCATTACATTAGTACCTCTATATCCGCTGTTAGGCAATACGGCTGAAGGAGAAGGAGTCTCTATAAAATTATTTTGTGAAATTTTTGATATTTGAGCGCTATTTATTAGTTTAATTTTTCCATTTATATAATAACTTGTCGATGGAAGTTCGAAAGATATTTTATTTTTATTGTATATTATTAAATTTGATAATGGAATCGATTCTTGAAAAGCGTTAGCATCTCCAGTTAGTAAATAAACTTTTTTATAATATGAAGAATTTCCATTATAAGTGAATGTAGATAAATTTATTCCTGTATTTGCAATTGTAAAATAATTTAAACGAAAATTTTTATTATTGCTTGCATTAGGGATATTTAATTCAAAATAATTTTTTTGCAAATTATATAAATTTACAGAAACGTAAGTTGTTCCAATATCAATTGCATTAATTTTTTCTATACTTGAAAATATAAAAGGAGGATAAAGATTGCTGTCTACTCTATTAGTTGGATCAAGATAAATTGTTTGACTAGAGTAATTGGGAGTAACATCTACATAATTTCTTTCGAAAAATCCAGAATCAAATATGAATCCACTATTTTTAAATAAAAATACATTAACATCCGCATCATATTCAAGAGTATTATTTATGTTTATATTAAATGATCCCGTAGTCTTATTGCTTATATAACTATCATTGTAATTTAATCCTGTTTGAACAATGTTATAAAAGACCGCATAATCAGTGTCTGAATATTTATAAGGCAAATCAATTGTATAAGTAGATGATCCAGATAATATTCCGGTTCTAAAAAATTGAAAACCAGAACTAATTATTCCTGATGTAGAAAAAAGATGATTTTCATAATATTTTTTATATAAATTTACAGGAACATCATATTTAACAGTTATTGATCTTCCGCTACTATAATTAAAATTATTTATATTTAATATTTTAAAATTATTTATTTCGGACGCTAAATTAAAATTTTGAACTAAATTCACTTCTGCAATTCCACTCTTAGTAGACATAGGTATTGTAAATGTATTTGTTTCTCCACTAAAATAATAATCTATATCATCTAGAACTGGTATTGCAGAAATGGCACCAGTTGTTATAGATGTTAAAACTTTTCCAGTAATATTTATTACATCTCCTTCGGAACCATTTTTAGGATCAAAATCCTCGAAAGTAAATATAGGTAAAAATGGTAAATTATTTTGACCTGTAATTTCAAAACTATTAGATGCTATAATTAATTCTCCTGTATCTGGATTTGAAGGAACTACAAAATCCATTCTTTGTGTTCCGTTAATTAGCGCAAAATTTAAACTTTCTCCAGCAAAAAACAGCTTATCAACATAATCTAGATCTTCACCATAAATTGATATAACTTGACCTAAGTCTCCTGTTGGGCTAGATGTAGAAGTAATCTTTGGGTTAGGAGGTATGTATTTAAAAAATTCTGTCGATACAATAAGTCCCATATATTTTATGCTAAAGTTAGCATCCTTATTTGTTGATTAGTAGCGTTTTTGATACGAGGAACAGTCGCAGTAATATAATTATTATTAGAAATAGTAAAATTATCCGCTTCATATTCTCCAAAAAAAACTTGAGCAACATATTGAAAATTATTTCCGGAGATCTGTATTTTATCTCTATAACGGCCAGACGTAGGAGAAAAACCAGAAATCGTAGCTTCTTCAATCACATTATATTGTTTTATAGTTAATTCATTTGTTAAAAATTCTTCTGCTCTAACTTGAAATGCTTTTTTCGTTAAAAATCCAGTTACGCCATAACCCTGAGTAATTAAAGAAGTTCCAAACGGAGCCGTACCTAATACAACACCGACTTTTGATCCAGATATTTCTACTAAAGGATTTAAATTATCACAAGTTATTGTTAAAGTAGTTTCTTTTGGACCAAAAACTCCTCTTCTCTCTTCTATATCTCCAATATATATTTCAGGTCGAATATCTGTTGTATAAGTATAATTTGCATTTAAATAAGATCCAGTTAAATTTTGATTGCTAAAGTTAGTAATGCTTATTTCATTAATATGCACAACAGAATTTGAAAAATCAATATGATCATATGTCGGAATAAAATTTCCTGTTGGAGTTCTAAAAAATATAATTTCAGTTGTACAAATGACTGGATTGTGTGGAGCAAATCTAGCATTATAGCTTTTAATATAGCCCAGTTCTTGAATACCTCCTAAATTAAAAGTAACGGCTTCGTCTAAATTTAATAGATTTTTTATTGGATCTACACCAGTATAATAATAACTAAAACTCAAAGACCCTTGAATAGAATTATTAGGTCTAACTTCATCCGAATACCTCTGACCGATTTCTAAATATGGAGATATTTGAGCCTCATATGACATTTGAGCTTCGGATGCAATAATCGATTGATTATTTATTTGTAGATTTACATTTTTTCCATTGTAAAACATATTAGTAATATTGTACTATTGTTTTAGTCGCTCTTATTATATCATCCAGATTTGATTCTGTTGTAGAATTATTAATAAATGCGTCGGGCATTTCTATTGTAAAGCTATTTGAATCTAAAAGTCCAGACATTTGTATTCTTAAAGGTATATTTTCTCCAGTATAAACTAATTTTGTAAATAGACTTTCTGTCATATTTACAGTTTCTTGAGCTCTAATAGGTTTAACCTCTACAGGAGTTTGCTGACCTAAAACATAAATTGGCGTTAAATTACAGCTAAATGTATATGTTAAATTATATAAATCTGCAGTTAATTCGCTTGCGGTTCCTTTAGCAAATACATTTCTTCCAGAAATTAAATTTGTTTTTGAACTATGAGCAATGCTATCCGCAGAAGCGTTATTGGGATTAGTCAAATCTCTAGGAACAGGGAACAAAGAGTTCGTTATTATTGGTTCATAAGTTATATAACTGGCCTGAGCAGTAATTACATTATTAGGTTCTACTTTAAGGCTATAATTATTTAAATAACATTTCTGACCACTAACCCCTGCAAATCCTATATTAACACCATTATAGTTCTGAGGAGCAGAAATAAAATTTTTGATTTCTTTAACTGTATTAAAAGCTGGATCACCAGTTGGGTTTATTAAGTATGATATTTGAAATGTGCTTGAACTTGGTCCTGTAGTTATCTGTTTTTTAAATGGTTTTCTTTTGCCTAAAGTATAAACAGGCCCCATAGTTATATCTGAATTAAAACTTGCGGATATTGCTAATACCCCAGTATTATTGATCCTCACCTCACATTGATCATAGTATATTCTAGACATATTCCTTATTCCTTTTTCCTATTAAAATTACACTATCATCTTGAGATAGTGCTTTCATAAGTTAATTGCATTAGAGCGCTTCCGTCTACATCAGTATTGTAATCTTCTTTGACTAATAATGCATCAGTTATATTAAACGAATTGACTATAGTAGACGAATTATTTTTCTTTAAATTAATGTCAAAATTATATATATTTTCTTTAACGGGATAATCAAATAAGCTCTTATTTTTATAATCATGCAAAGATATTGAAAAGCTTGTTGTTATTGATATAGGATATTGGAGTTTAACATCTACGGGTTTTATAGAAGTTGCATCGAAAATAGGAAGCCTATTCGATCTAATAGTTATATTTAAATTATTTATTTTCTCCGATTCTAATTCGCTAAAGTTAATTTCTATATCTCCAGGATTAACTATATTTAATTTACCCTCTTCCATAACGAATGGTAATTTTGAAGATGAAGCATTACCAAAATCACTATAAAAGTTCCATTTTGTAGCTAGATTTGGTATTGTACCTACTCCGCATGAAAATTGATATTCTGCCAGGTAGCCACTATTCATTACAAATGTATTTTTGTCGTATTGAATCTTCAAATTTGCTGCTTTTTCACCTGTATACTCTATAAATTGATCAGTATTAATAAATAAAGATTCCAAATTTAAAGCTCCCACGAACATTCCTATAGGCACTGTATTTAAATGATTATTATTACATCCTAGATATTTGACATTTTCTATTGGTAGATCATAACTGGCAGCAATAGATTGCGCCCCTGTGATAGGCACATCATTAATATAAATTCTATTGAATTCTCTTGTAAATCTAGATAACATACCTTATACCTGATAATAATTACACCCCTTTAAGTGTAATTACTAATATAAAAGGAGCAAGGTTTATGCAAGGAATATATGAAGAATTATATACATTCTTACTAGCCGAGAATGTCGAAGAAACAAAGGTTTACTGTTTCAAAGATTGGCTAACGTGGTATATAGAGAATAATCTATATCATATTCAAAAGAATCAAGATGGGTCTATTGAAAAAGTTGTCTTTATAAGAAGATTAAATTCAAATGATATTGCTGAATTTCCCGAATATCTTCACCCAGAAATACCTAATGTTGATAAAATTACAAAATATAATCTACATAGACCAGACGGCAATATATTTTATTGCGAATTACTCGTAGATAAGATAGAGAAAGTTGATGATCTAAAGATAGAAAATATGAAATTTGCATTTGAATGGGCAAAGAATAGGTTTAATATCACAACAGACCAATTAAGCCCTGCAGATATACTCTTGTATTATAAAAAAGGTCACAAAGCGAAAATTACTTTAAGAGACATGAGTACTTTAATTGACAAGATCTTAAATTATAGTTCATAACTAAAGGGAAAAATATATGGGAATGGGTTTACCAAAAATTGATTTAAGACAAGAAGATACGGGATCTATTAATGATCCCATGGTTCAATGGGCAAATAAATCATTGGGGCATAATTTTTTAAAAAATGATATTGTAAAATATAAAGGATATTTTTGGTATTGCCTTAAAGATCATTTTAAAACCTCACAGAGCGAGCCAGATACAATTTCTGGAAATGAATATTGGGGAGGAATAATTACATTATCTAGTGATATAAGAATTACAAAATTTGTTTGGATTCCTTCTTATACATCTACTATTCAGCATAAACCTAGCGTAACAACAATAAGATTTGGAAACGGATATGAACAAAGAATCGCTAAAAGTATTAATCCAGATTTAAAAACTCTTCAATTAAACTTTGATCAGAGGACTTCTCGAGAAGCTAGAGCAATTATACATTTTTTAAAACAAAGAGCCGGAGTACAAGCTTTCGCTTATAATCCTGGAGATATTTATTCTGAACAAACATATAGAACAAAATATGTTTGCAGAGAATGGGAAACTAATTTTACATTTAAAGAAAACTATTCTGTTCGAGCAAAACTTGAAGAAGTTTCTGCATAATGAAAATATTGGAGAATTTATAATATGGGAATGGGATCAAGTCCTAATCAAGTTGTACAGGCTAGCGAATACTTTCTTCAAGCCCTTGAAGCTCAAAGATCTATTAATTCTCATATCCATGAGATTGAGCCTACAACCCCTATATTTTTATATGAAATAGATTTAAATGAAATTAAACCTGCGACGATCTTATACCCAAATAGAAATGGCCCAGTTAAAGATGGTGTGATAAGAATTCATAATGATTTTAATCTTTTTCATATTAATAGAGGAATTATAAAATGGAGAGGAAATCTTTACTTTCCATTTCCTGTCTATGGAGATCAATTTGATATAACTTCTAATGGAACAATTCCAACTCCGAAAGTAAAATTTTCTAGTCAGTTTTTAGATGATGAATTTAATTCTTTTTATAAATATATAAGAATGCAGATTCAAGAGCTGAAAGATATAGTCGGCTCAAAAGTTACAAGAAGAAAAACTTTTGTTAGATATCTAAGTCCAGACAATTTTCCAGCGGCAGTAAATCCATTTAATACTTTCTCAGATACTCCATGGGCGTCAAGAGATGGAGAAGTATTAACTGTGAGATCTTTAGAGAGATTACCAATAGGATTCTCCAAATGGTTAATTTACGGAGTAAAGCCTATACAGACTTCTAATAAGGTTTTTACATGTTTAAGAACAGACGATAGGTTAAAAACTTTAGAAATTAATCTTCAAAAGTATAATTATCATTTAAATTCTTTAGACTTTTTCAATCTATTTGTAAATGAAGATATAAATCTAACTGACGATGTAATAGATGTGTTTTCTTCTGATGTTTTCATTATTCCTGCGAATAATACGTATACTAGCATAATTCCTAATGTTGAAAAAGAATTTAAAAAAATAAATTCAAATTCAACGATAAAAGCTTTATGTTATTTTAATTCTATATCTTTTAATAATACATCTAGTTCTACTATAAATTATCCCGTTACATTTTCTGAAGATGGCTCTAAATTAGTTACGTTTATTTCTTTAAAATCAAATAATGAAACCATAGCAGAAAGATTTAATTATTCTATATCTACCCAAACATCCACTAGTTTTAGTGCAGCTTTTTCTAAACCTTTAAATAATAATTTTGAAATTAATTATTTAACAATTCCAAGCGGGAATTATACTGGAATTAATCCGTATTCAAATGAGAATACAAAACTGGTTGCATTAAAATTAAATCCTAATTTTGGCGTATCTACCTCTGGAGAATATAACATCATTTTTCCCACAATATTCTCTAATACTCCAAAAATATTATTTAATAGTTGGGGAAGCGCGGGATTCTTGTATAATCAATATTTAAAAGATATTAGTTCTAGCGGTTGTACATTTGTTGCAACTCATACGGGCAATAATGTTGCATTACAAACTCAAAATATTCATTTAATTGCAACGGATTATATAACAGAAGAATTAACTATCTCAAATACAACTCAAATATATACTTCATATCAAAATATGGCAAGAGATTATTTAGATCAAATTAATCAAAAGAAGATTGATATTTATGAAGTAGAATTAACGCCAGATATATATTACATTGATCGGAAAGTTCAAGAAGACTCTCAAAATGTTGTTTATGAGTTAGCTTCATTATTGGATATAGAAGGAGTTAAATTACCAGGAAGAATCCTTCTATCTAAAAATTGCCCATTTACATATCGAGGTGAAGGGTGTGTATATGAGAGGCATGATAGATTAAATGAAATGCATTCTGGGGTATATGGGATAGTTAATTCTGTGATAAATCCAAATAGTACAGCGGGATCAGATGGAGTATCAAGAGTTAGCGTTTCTTTATCTCAATCATGCAGAGGATTGCGAAGTGCTCCGCCGGTAGCAAATGGTTCTGATTCAACTTTTACCCAATATAGACAAGGCAACTGGATTGATAGAGATGCTTGGCAACAAGGAGTAAATTATGCATATGGAAATTATATTCATATAGAAAAAAATAAAATAAAATATTATTTTGTATGCAAACAAAATCATACGGCAGATTTAATAAATTCTCCTCCAAATTTCGAGTATTGGGAATCAGATACATGTTCTAAAACTCTAATTGGATGTAGACTAAGATGGAAAGATAATATAAATTTTGAAACAAAAACCTTAGCGATAAATCATATGTTTGGACCAAATGAAAGTATCCCTGATACTTTATTAAAATTTCAAATCAGAGCTCCATTAGCTGCCGACGGTACTCAATTAGTTGGAGTTTTGCCATTTGGTGGATTTCCATCTGTAGAAGGGAAATTCCAATCTCAGCGAAGCATGGAAGGACCATAAATGTATGGAGTTTAACCCCCAAATTAAAAATTACATTAAAGATCTTGCAATTAGAAAAGCTCATGAAGAAATCTGTGGGTTTATATACTTCAAATCTAAAGAATATAAATTTGATATATATCCATGCAAGAATAGAGCAGAAAATAGAAGTAATAATTTTATAATATCTCCACAAGATTATTTGAATTGTTCAAATTTAGGTAAAATTATTGCTTGTTATCATTCACACGTTAATGAAAGTGTTGATTTTAGTGAGATTGATAAAAATAATAGCAATGTTTATAATATTCATTATATATTATATAATGTAAAATATAATATGTTCAACTTCTACTCTCCAAATAAAGAAAGTAATCCATATATAGGAAGACCATTTGTCTTGGGCAAGTCAGATTGTTTTACATTAATGCAAGAATATGCATTAAAAGAGGAAAAGGTTAAAATTAATTTTCCTCGAGATTTAATTTATCCAAGACATTTAGAAGATATAAAAGATTTATACGAAATTAATTTCAAAAATCAAGGTTTTATCAAATTAGATAAATCAGTAAAATTGAATAAATCAGACGGAATTATGATGATGTTTCCTGGAGTTTCAGATAAATTCCCTACGCATGCGGCAGTATATATAGGAGATGGATTGATCTTGCATCAGCCTTTTAATTCTTTTTCTTGTGTAAATATATATGATAACTTCTTCAAGAAACATACTAGTTATGTTTTGAGGTATAAGGAGCGCATGAATGGTTAAAGTTAAATTACATGGATATTTAGGTCAAGAGATTGGCGAAGAATGGGATTTAAATGTCTCTAGCGTTGCAGAAGCTTTTCGAGCTATAGAAGCTAACACAAAAAAGCTAACAAAACTTTTTATAGATCAATCTGAAAAGAATGCAAAATATGAAATATTAATTAATCATAGACCTTTGTGGGTTCCTAAAGCGGAAGAAATGCCTCTCAATTATAAAGACGTTAATAAAAAACATTTTGCAAGATTATCTGAGTCTGAAATGTTTATGGATTTTGGATCAACGTTAAAAACTATTGATATTATCCCTATCGTAGAAGGTGCGGGTGGAGGAGGCGGTGGTGGTGCGCAAGGATGTTTTCCAGCTGGAACAAAAATTTCCACACCCCAAGGTGAAAAAAATATAGAAGACCTAAAAGAAGGAGACGAAATATATTCTTTTGATAAAGATAAAAATATACAAATTGACATAATTGAGAAAGTTTTTGAACATGAAAATAATAAAATTTTAAAAATTACGTTATGGGATGGATCAGTAATTAGAAGCACAGGAAATCACTGGTTTTTTAATGAGTATAATAGATTTACTCCTCTTGAAAATTTTCAAGTTGGAGATGTTCTAATTCATAAAAGTGGAGACGTAATGCCTATTGAAAGAATAGAAGAAGATGGAAATGAAAAAGTTTATAATTTTCATGTGATGAAAAATCATACATACATAGCTAGTAATATTTTTGTGCATAATGGAGGAGGAGGAAAACAAGGTGGAGGAGCTAAAGGAGGAGGCGGTGGAAGTGGATTTAAAAGTGTTTTCGCGGTATTCCTAGCTATAATTTTAGCTCCAGTTTCTGGTGGAGGTTCATTAGGTATATTAGGCATGTTAGCTCCAGCCATTTTAGGATTAGTAGCTTTAGGAGTTTCTATGCTGTTAATGAAACCACCACCTATGGTTAGCCCGCAACAAATAGCGAATCCTTCAGCAGATTTCGAAGCTTCTCCAGATACTGGAGGAGGAGAACCATCTTACACTTTTAATGGTCCAGTAAATACAATTGGAGAGGGAGGACCAGTACCAATAGGTTATGGCAGATTAATCATAGGTAGTCAACAAATTTTTAGTTCGTATGATCAAATATACAGAATTCAATCAAGAGCAAATAAATATGAAAGCGATGGAAAAGCTCCAATTGGCGCAGGAGCATCAGAAAAAAATTATCCTACAAAAAGTTTTTATTTTACTCATCACGGATATCCCATAAATATTCAAGATATTCAAGGGAATTCAATGAGCGATAACTCATTATCAATTTAATTTATGGCAAAAAAATGTAAAGATTGTGATCCAAATAAATATATCGAAGGAGTTTCCTGGAGAGGAAAAAATGGTATTTCTTATGATGGATATACAGTTTATAATGATGTAGGCAAACCTAGTTCAACAGATATAACTTTAGCAGATGTGTCAGATTTAGTAGATGCATATAATCCAATATTTTCTGCAAGCACAACTTACCCTAATCCTTTACCAGAATCATCTAATAATCAAATTAATATAGACGGAGTTGATAGAGGAAATGGATTTTGGTTTGTATGGAGTCTTGTGAATGGATTAGTCATGTATGGCACTCCTGGCGTAAATCCAACTCCTTCAGCTATTTTAAGTTCTGCAACAACAACAGCCAAGTACGGATCTGCTTTTTCTTTTAATGTCGAATTAGAACAAGTGGTATCATCATTAAATTATACTGATTTTGGAATTTTAGCAGATTTAAATTCTAGTGATAGGTTGAGATTCGTAGGAACAAATAGTACGATTATAGAATTTAAAAAAAATTTAATTAACTATGTTGGATATTATACGGGTATTATTGAATCCATATTAAATGGGAATAGATATATAAGCGTAGGCAGTGGTAAAAATAAAACAACTCGATTAGAAACGTTTAAAGCTTTTAAAAGTTTAACAATAAAAAGCAAGGATCAATATGGGAATGATCCTATATATGTAAATAGTGCACCAACAGTTCATGCATTTAGAGGGCAAGCTTTTGGCTATAGTTTAACTACTAATTTGCCTAGTAATCAGTATAGCGCTAGTTTAGATGCAAACTCTTTAAATATCTTACAAAATTTAGGATTAGTATGGAATCCGAATACTAAAACTATTACTGGAACAGTAGCTCTTAATGTCGAAGCAGATATAAAAACTTCAACTTTAAGTTTTATAATCTATGGTCCAAATTCAGACGCAGGAAATAGAAAAAATTTTAATTTATCTATACTATATGGCGAGCAGAAGACCACAGATGTTTTACCAACTATATCTGCTAAAACTTATAGTGGTACGGTAGGAACTGCAATTGGAAATCAAACTTTAGCCGGACTAAATAATAAACATACTATTTTAGCTGTCTCTTCTTTACCTGAAGGTTTAGTTTTTAATTCTACTAGTAAAACTATTACAGGAATTCCAAGGCATGCGGGTACATTTTACGCTTACGCAAGCTGTTCTAACGCTAAAGGATCTAGTTCAAAAGTCACATTAACATTTAATTTTAATCCGTATACTAAAGATAATAGACCTACAGGGGCGAATAGTTATCCAAGTCGATTAAATTTGCCTTCCTGGAATTTTGATATTATTAAAAACAATAAAATTATTTTAAATTTAAGAAGCGCTGGAGATGAAATTTTAAGCTTTAAAAAAATAAGCATAAATGAATTTGAGACCATAAGAAAAAATGGAAAACCAGACGGAATTACAAATATTGGTGGATCTATACCAGATACTACTTTTTCTCCTGGGCAAGGAGTAGAATCTGAAAGTTGCTTCTGGCTTAACATTGATGATCCAACCGCTGCAAACGCAAGGGCAAGAAGAGTCTCTGGAGTTTTAATACAACCAGAATTTAGCATATCAATCTTAGGAAACTATGCTATAAGATACGCTTCTGTAAATCAAGTAGATCTTCTTGGAAATGTTTGCTATACTCCAGATGCTAACTCTAGTGGTCCAGCTTCTACTCCTTTTGTAGAGAATCTAACAGTCATAGCAACAAGTACGGTCAAAAACTCTATTAGCGCTAATCAAGCTGAAAATGTTCCAACAATAACTATTAGTCCAACACAAATAGAGCATCAAGTTATCTTTACAGGAGGCTCTTTAGAAACGAGTTCCCCAACAGCAACAACACGATTATCAAAAAGTAATCTTTTGAAGTATCCAAATGGCATTCCCAATAGAAATGGGACATATCCATTTTATGTACAAATGGCAGATACTTGCGCATTTAATTTAAGATCAGATAGATTTAGTATGTTCATAGGCACATATACAACAAGAGCTGGAGATGTGTATACATGCACTTATTCAAGTACATGCTTTCCAGCTGGAACAAAAATTTATACTCCTTATGGATTAAAAAATATAGAAGAGTTAAAACAGTCTGATGAAGTGTATGGTTACGATGATAAAACTCAAGATTTAAAAATTTCTAAAATATCAGAAATTTTTGATGAAGGTCAAGATCTTGAACCTATAACTAAAGTGACTTTAGAAGATGGATCACAAATAAGATGTACAAAATGTCACCCGTTTTTAACTGATAATAATGAATATAAGCTTCTTTTAGATATAAAAGTTGGGGAGCATTTGTATACATTCAACAAAAAGAAATTAAAAATATTAAAGATGGAGCACGACGGTTTTGAAAAAGTATATAATTTTGAAGTAGAGAAATATCATAATTATATTGCAGAAGGAATTTTTGTTCATAATAGATATGGTGGCGTCAGAAAAGGGACAAGAACATGGAACGATAATTATACATTACCAAGCTCTTCGATTCCAAGGAATTGTCACACTTTAGTAAGTAGAGTGGGAGATAGACAACAAATAGATCGGTATGGTTTTAGATATGGAAATACGTTAAAAGATACAAAAGATATAGGCATAACTTCTTTAACAAATATATCTTTGTTAGACGTTCTTGGAGAAGGTCCTATCGAAGGTATTGTAGATTATGAAATAGTCCCTAATCCAGGAGCAACAATAGGAGATATAGGTTATAAAAATGGAGTTAAAATAATTAAATATCAAGGACCAGATTCTTTATTAAGATCTGTATATTGGAATGAGATACCTATAGCAGATAATACTTATCCAGCTAAGGGAAGTTTAAATTTTGAATTTATTAGACTCGCATATGATTATGGTGATTCAGCCCCAAGACATACAAGACTAAATGAATTAAAAAATATAAAATTAGAAGAACCATTCTACGCAAGAAAAGTAAACAATGGGCAATATCTTGATACGGTGTCTTTATATGATGAAAATGCAAATACTTTATTATCTAAAATAAAAATGCCCAGAAGGTTAACTAGTACGAAAATTGTTGGAACAAGACTTTTTGGTAGAAGAAAATTCCAAGATGGAAGTTCTAGAACTTATAAAAAATCTTTAACAATTCTTACTAAAGATTTATATGGTTTAAGACTCCATCTAAAAGCTTTAAGTTTATTTAAAAGTATTGTTGATCTAACCATTTGGGAAAGCGCCGATGATGCTTCAAAAAATTCAGTCAGCGGTAGAATGGATCGACAGGAAATGACTTTTTATCTTTATTTAAAAAGAATAGATTATATTCCAAATGTAGGAAAACAAGTCACATTAATCCCTAATCCAAATTATACAGGAAGTTCATCAGGAGCATTTACAATAAGCGAAGAAGAATATTATAATACAGTTTTTAGTAAAGAATATGATGTTTTGGGTTTATTCTGGCCCCCTGATAGTCCTGGAGGTGGATCTGGTCCAGACGGATATAAAAGAAAACCAGCAAACTTTACTGAATTCATAAATGGAAGAACAACTTATTCTCATAGACATGATGGTAAGATATATACAACATACGCTAACGATGTTAATAAGTTGCAACGTGATTTTCGAGCTTCTTTACAAGATTATAAAGATAAAAGACAAAGACTATTAGTAGGAGAAGCTAGAGATTACGCTACGTTAACAATCGCAGGTAAATTAAATCAAGGACCTTATATCGAAACATTTGAATGGACAGGTTTAAATAGATACACAAGATCAACAACTGTTGGATGGGAGATAGAAATTGAGCCTGTTTATGATGAAAGCGTTGATCCAAATATAGTAGTAAGAAGTGCAATAGATTCTATTACTGAAATTTACGATGATTTTCTTGTTTTACCCCATACAGCTGGAATTTTAACCACTTTTGATTCTAGGTATTTTACTAGTATACCACAAAGAGCCTATGACACAAGATTGTTAAAAGTAAAAATCCCCAGTAATTATAATCCTTATTCTAGAACTTATGATGGTATTTGGGATGGAAATTTTAATTTAGGATGGACAGATAATCCTGCTTGGTGTTTTTATGATTTAATTACTAATAGAAGATATGGATTAGGAAAATATGTAGATCCAAACCTAACAGATAAATGGACTTTATATGAAATTTCAAAATATTGTGATCAATTAGTCAGTTCGGGAGGAACAGGAGATGGAAAAGAGCCAAGATTTACTTGTAATGTACTCATTAGCACCAGAGAAGACGCTTATAAAGTTGTTAATGATATGGCAAGTATTTTTAGAGCAATAGTTTTCTATAATGCCGGATTAATATTTACTTCTCAAGATAGACCAAAAGATCCATTGTATATATTTAATAATAGTAATGTAAAGGATGGAGAATTTACATATAGTAATACTAGTAAAAGAGTTAGAAGAAATGTAGCGTTAGTCAGATATAATGATAAAGAGAATTTTTATAAACCTGCAGTAAAATATGTAGAGAGTAGAGAAGGGCTAATTAGATTTGGGATAAAAGAAATTGAAGTTAGTGCCTTTGGATGCACAAGCGAAGGTCAGGCTGAAAGATTAGGGAAATGGACTTTGTTATCAGAGAATCTAGAATCAGAATTAGTTACTTTTGAAACGAGTTTACCCGCGATGTATTTGAAGCCTGGAGATATAGTTTTTATACAAGACCAGAATAGGCAAAATAAAATTTTAGGAGGAAGAACATACGTATTAAATAAAAATTATGCAATTTTAGATATTAAGTACGAAGATATATCTGGATTTTTACAAGCTATAAACGGATGTAATTTTAACGTATTAACTCCAGCAGGAAATATTGAGATAGGAACAGAAACAGGAAATGCGGTCTTAGAATTTTCTGCAGATAATAATAGCCCATTTACCGTAGCAAAGCCAGATGGACAAAAGACATTGGTTTCAGGGTTAGACACGTCTTTAATAAGAAAAAAGCAGATTCAAACAATAAAATTTGAATCAAATTACTCGATTCTTGATCCAACTGACACAAATGTTTTTGGTAATTATGTGACGATAGAAACTACTGGTAATTTTGAGGGATATACCAAGATTGATTTTGGAGGTCAATCTTTAGACGATACAGAGCATACGTTAATGCAAAATACAGTTTGGACTATAGAAATAGAACCAGAGAATTACGATTATAATAAAAGTCCAAGTGTTTCTGGAATTAGCGATCCAGGAGTTAAATATCCAGGAGCGTCATTAGAACCTTATATGGATAAAACACAGAAATTTAGAATCTTAGATATTGAGGAGCAAGAAGAATATAGATATAAAATAACTGCCTTGCAATATGATGAAACTAAATATAATTTAGGAGACAATGTTTAAATGAGTAATCCAACAACATTACCTTCTACAGAGATAGATATAATTAATATCACAAAAAATACTCAAGGCTTTAAGATCAGGATAAACCCAATTAATAATATAGAAAATATAGAAACATATAATCTATATCTTAGTGATTATACTTATAATCTCGAGCCAAATAGTAATCCAGTCAACTTTTTAATAAAAGAGTTGCCTGTTTTAGAAACGGATCAGTATTTCTACTATATTCCTAAAAATACAGGCATGCACTATTTAACTATTTTTTCTAAAAATAATATGGGATTAGAATCTTCTGGAATTCTATTTACCGGAATAATTCCTTATCAAAATTTAATAAAAGAAGTTAGTCTAGAGAATTTAAATTATTATACTAGTGGATATATGCGATTATGCGATAATGCTAGCACAATCACTTTAAATGAACCTTATGCTTTATTAGGATATCAGTTGAATTACTCTTCTGCAACAACTCAAGATTATATCAATAATCAAGGTTTTTTATATAAAGATTTTGCCCCGTATTTCAAAAATAAATATACAAGAATATATAACAGAGTAATCCCAGCCATAGATAATAATAGCGGTATCCTTTTTGATCAAACTATATTAAGAAATTCATCAAATGATATTTATGCAATTCAATCAGTTGGCAACTCTGTAAATAAAGATTTTTCTGTAAATGAAAGTATTTCTATTTCTGATGTAAATATAGTTCGTTCTCCAGAATATTCATCGATATCTTCTGATAATAATAGATATTTTATTTTTGATTATAGTAGTAATTATAGTGCATTTTTAACTTCTAATACAAAATATATCCAAGGTACTTCAGATGAAAATACAATATTGTTTAATCCAGACATGGATACGACAGGTTCATTTTTTAATAAAATATTAAATTTAACTGGAACTACTGGAGAAATACCAACTAATTATGTCAGAATAAGTGAGCCAGGGCATTATAATTCATATTATATAACTAGCGAGGCGATTGACGAAGATGGTTTTTCTTCTGCTGGTGGAAATATAAATAAAAAGGATGATCCAGAAAGGTATACAAATCAAGATGGGTATAGAATAGTTAAAATACAACATAATACAATATCTAGAGATCATGTTAGTAAAATGTTTAAAAATTATAAAAGAGTGGATGAGAATAAAATCACTTTTGATATAAAAGGAGATTTATTACCTGTTGATATTGGCCTAGAAGCTATAGTAATTATTCCTCAAAAATACGAACAAAACATCAATATTAAACAAAATAAAGTTTATTCTGATGATTTTATATTCTTAAAAAATCTAGATAAGTTAGAAAACAATACAGAGAAAAATTACTCTGTTGAATTAATCGATTCTCAAACTGAAACGAAATACCGAATAACAACATATTTAAATCCAGATAGTCCTTTATTAAGAGATAACATTTTCTCTGCAAGAATATATTACTTAAACGCTTTACAGTCATATTCATTGTATGCTTATCTTAGCGAAATAGGATTTACAAATGAAGGTTTAGAATATTATATTCAAAATACAGAATTAATTAGTAAATATATTACTTTAAATAAATTTATAAAAGATACAAAAAATTATACTTCTATAATTGCGGCAAGTTATCAAGGTTTAGTTTACTTTTTTACTCCAGAAAGTCTTCCTTATATAGCTTGGCCTAATCAAAATTATAGAGATCTCTATCTTAAAAAAGGTGGTGCAAGAATGTTAGATTTTGAATACGATGGATTAGCTTCTGGACCAGAATTTTTTGATTATTTTCCATTATCGAATGCTCAAGAAAATAATAACTTTTTGCTTGGAGATAAATATAAAACTACTTATAGATGTTTAGATTCTTATAAATATATAAGTAATGCAAGCTATGCGTTTTTAACTCCAGAAGATGTGCCAAGCTCTGGTATTTATGGCAGTGAAAGTTATCTTGGGGTTTATGATCCTGGTAATATTGGAGATGCACAATCTCCAAATACTGCTGATTTTAAAAGCGTAAATTATGATTTAAATTATTTTAAAGCCAAAAATATATTAGCAGTTAAATTTATTCGTGCAGGAATCCAAAAAGATGATGCTTATGCAATAATAGAATTTATATTAGATATACCAGATGCAGAAGACTTTATTATACAAGGGATATCTGGAACAGATACAATATTAGAAAAAGGTATAAAAGAAATAAATGGAGTAAATTATCATTATTTTGTAGCAAAATTTGTATCTTCTTGCGGTGTAGATACAGATCCAGTTTTAGATGGAGTAATAATAGATCAAAAAAATATCGTTGATTCAAAAAAAATGATATCATTTTTAGTCTATCCTACTAAATTTAAACTTGTTGAAGATCCAGATGATGTTCCTTTCTTTGGAGATATTTATCTCTTAGCCACGAATTTAGATAATAATCAATTTAGCATATTAAAAGAATGTCCATATACGATATTAAATAATAACATGGATTGCACTAAAGGCTGCTGCGTTCAAGATATTAATCCAATAACTCTTAGAGCACCATATAAACAATTTTATATATTGTCTAAATTTATAGCTAATCAAACAGAAAATAACTATCCTTTTGGTAAAATAGATGGAACTACAAATTACGTTCTAGGATCTGCAGCATGGAGATATAAAGTTTTAGATTATAGCGAATCAGTTCATCAAATAAAATATAAGAAACCAACAATATCAACTAATAGATTTAGTTTTGGAATAGTATGCTATCCCGAGCATAATGTTGGATTAGATAAAATATTAATTTATATGAAAAATATTTATAATATAAATGATATTACATGGAAAGGCTCAGATTTAATTGATTCTTACACTTTTGATGATATTGTTAAAACATATCCAATCTACTTATCTATACCTGATTTTTCATTCTCTAAAAAAGGAACACAATTATTCGAAAAAATAGCTAACGATTATAATTCTTGGATTAAGAATGGTAATATGTTCGCTATTAAAATTCATCTTGTAGATAAAAGCGGAGATGTTTTATCTCAAACTTTCGCTTTTATTAATGACGAAAATATTTAACGTCCTAAGTCTCTTCCTTTGCTACCTTGATATAATACTCCACCTGGACGTTGTTCTTCAACGATAACTTTCAATACTTGTTGTCTTAGTAATTCCGCAAGGACTCTAGATCTTTCCATAGTCTTCTTGAATTTTTCTTGATCTGTTTCTTGATTTGTTCCAGAGCCTTGATCTTCTTGTGTAGTTGAATTTGTTGTTTTTCCATTTTGATCCACGTTAACATTTATATTAATATTATTTGTAACTCCACCTCCACCAGATTCTGTAGTATCAGTTGCTCCTTCGTTTTGAGTTTTAGTTTCTCTATTTTGCTCTTCAATGCCTTTATTCAATTGCTCTAGAGATTTAACTAATTTAGTAATTGATTCTACAAATTGATTTCTTGAATTATCTTGCTGGGTATTTTGATCCATACCAACTGATGGTAAATTAGTACCTACTGGTCCTCCTTCTGCAAACCCTTGAACTTGTCCTCTATTTAGACGATTAAAGAAGGGCTCGCCCATCTTATCTACAATATCTTTGCGAATAACATATTCGCCACCCATTAACATTGCTGGAACATCATCTTTATAAGATGTTCCTCCATATATCATACCTCCAATAGCCCTACTTGCCCAGCTTGGAGTTATGCCTAATCTACTGCCAGTCGAAAACCAGTTACTAAAAGGAGTTCCAAAAGAATTAAATCCAGATTGATATCCTGTTCCGCCAAATCCACCAAAATATCTACTACCAAATGCAAATGGACTATATGTATTTGGAGTCATTGGAAATTTAAAAGCATTTAATTGAGAGAGAGATGAGAATGGACTTGCGCCAATGTAATTTAAATAATTATTAAATCCTTTTTCTCCAAATGAAGAATATCTATTCTTGAAATTATTCCCGTAGAATGAAGAAAATCTTGCGGCTAATTTACCATAATCTCCTTTATTTTTTACATCATATAGACTTCCAACACTTTGATAAAGATTTGGAGCATTTCCTGTCGCCATATCTACCATATTTCTTAAATCTCTGAAATATGGAAGTTGCATCATTGAAGCCTGAGCAGCTTCTTCAAAAAGCTGAGACTGACTTTTTACATATTCTGCAATTATAGGATCATTAAGATCAAGCGGAGTTTGGTTTGCTCCTGGTATATTAACTTGGGTAGAGGGTAATCCACCTCTTTGCGATGTTGTAGGCGCATTAACTTGAGGTCCAATTATAGGAATATTGCCTGGACCTTTTGAGATAGTAGGAATTGCTCCTTTCCCCAATCCTCCACCAGATGGAAGTATACCTAAAGGATCACGAAAATATTCACTAACTTTTTTAGCAAAATTTTGCGTAGTTGCTCTTGCATTAGTTGTTATCGGAGGTTGCGCTACTCTAGGCGAAGTTATAATATCCTCGCCCATGCTGTACATGATGGGGCTTTTAGTAGGGCCTATAGATACATCAGGGATTTGAGTTGTTGGCATTCCTCCCATAGGCATTTGCGAAGCTAGTGTACCTATTCTAGACCCTCTACTACCAACATATGGCATGTCTGAACGTGTAGGTCCATATGGGATAGCAGAACGAGTAATATAGCTAGGCGCATTCGTCATAGATCCTTGACTACCAACATATGGCATATTTGAACGAGTAGGTCCGTCTGGAGTAAGATAGCGAGTAATAGGATTAGTGTTAGTGAAAGGATTAGCTTGAGGACCAACAGTGGATATGTTCGTTCCAGCTATAGTATTTGTATTTGCTCCAGGAAAAGGTGCATTTAGAGGTAAATTTAGATATTCTGCTACAGCTTTTTTACTTAGGATCATGCCCGCGATCTGAGTATTATCTGCGGGAATACCCATATTCATCATTCTTATTTTTTTAACTCCTGATTTTTTTAATTGAACATCAAAATGTTCTCCTGTAGAACCAGGAGTTCCAATTCCTTCATAATTTAATGCATAATCTGCTCCAGCCTGCAGTCCATATTCTTTTTCTAAATTATCTACTATCATGCTCTTTTGCTCTTGGTAAAACTTATTTTGGCCTTTTAATGTAAAATCTACTTTATATCCTGTTCTATGAGATGTGTCTGGAGCTCTTCTAGTCATATGATATAGATCATTTACTCCAGTGATTCTATTAAATCCACCTCCTGGTAATCCAGACATACTACTTATCATGGACACAAATTGCATAACTTCTGGACTATTAAATCCTCCTCCAAAAGCTTGTTGATTCATTTTATTTAAATCTGCATAAGTACTATTAGTTGTCAAACCTAATTGTCTTAATGTAGTTGTTTCTCCAAAATTTCCTTTTATAGGAAGATCGAGTTGATCAGGAGTAATATATTTGCTTGCTCCACCTCCATCAAAATAACCTCTAATTAATCCACCTTTTGCATATCCTCTGCTATAGCCAAATGGATTTGTATTTTGATTTAAGAAATCGTAAACTAAATTATTACGACCAGGAGCAATCGGTGTTACTGGTGAAGCAAAATTTAAGAGGTAATCTTGTTGTGCATTTTGAGTATAAGTTTGAAAACCTGCTGGAGCACCTAACCCAACTCCAAATTGAAATCCACCTATGCTTGAAGTTGGTAAAAAATTTGATCCACCTCCCATACCGCCTCCAAACCCTCCTTGATTACCAAATTGAGGGAAAAGATTTGCTTGTTTTCTAAAATCATTAAATCCATAATTTTGATACGAAGTTATGGCTTGTTCGTTCTGCTTAGCTATCATCTCTTTTTGAAAAGCGCTCATTGTTTGAGATCCACCGCCTTGACCAGCGCCACTAAAGATTCCTTGAACAACATTTTGAGCTATGTTCTGTATTCCTCCAAATATTCCTCCAAAACCTCCACCTCCTCCCATGCCTCCTAAAAATGGTGAGACCGCTGAAAATCCTACGCTTAATAATCCTCCTATAAGAGTTCCCATTCTTTGTTGATTATAAGCTGCCATTCTTCTCGCGTTCTCTTCGTCTGCTAAGCGTTGAGCTTCTTTTCTCTGTTCTTCTACTTGACGATATTGTTCATTATATCCAGTCTTAAAATTTGCTACTTGTTCTTGATAACTTTGCATACCAAGAAATCTTTGAGTTCTAAGAGCATTCATTGGATTATTCTCATCAGTTACAGCTCTTGAACTTAGAAGATCTGATATATTAAATCTTCCTGTTAATGCTGGTACATTAGCTAATTCTTTTGGAGAACCAACCGTTGTTTTGAATGCTTCGGGCATATAATATTCATTTAATTTTTCTCCAGCTGCTCCATAAAAATCATATTGATTTACAAGCAGACTGTTAATACTTCCACCTGTTGCATAACCTCTAATTCTGCCACCTTTAGACAAGATATTATTTCCACCGCCAGGAAAATATCCTAGTTCGGCCATCGATTGATCAAATAAATCAAGATTACCAAATATTCCTCCTGCAACTCCAAGCATTTTGACTCCTGTCTTTAATAAAGGACTACCAAATCTTGTGGCTAGTCCTTTGGCAACATTGTTGCCTAAACCCAAAAGCGATTTCCCAATTTTTTGAAGCCTTGGGGATACTGGTTTGTATTGACCTCCCCCAATATGTTTCCATATTTTGGTTTTTTTGGCATCCATTTCTTTTAAATGGTTTCCAGCTTCATCTGTCGGGAAATGAGTACCGGCTTTGCCGTGTCTTCCCATTTTAGAGGGTTGTAGTGATTTATCCCCAGTCTCAATAATGTAGTGATTCGGATCACCTGAAGCATAGCTCATGCTTGCCTGTCCCTTGGCGAAAGACGGAAACGTAGTTGGCCTACCATCTAGTCTAATTTTTCCCGATGCCGTTGGGTCATAATCAGCTCCCCGATATGTTGGACTACCTGCCGTTCTAATTTTTTGTGACTCTACGATATCATCGTAAACATCTTGCCCGCGCACAACCCTGTAAAATTTGTTAGGGTCTGAGAAATAATCTATGTTTTGGTTGCCAAGTGGCTTTAATCCTCTACTAAATAAAGAAGGTTTTGCTACAGAGCTCATAGTGGGAGAAATAGTTGGTGTTGTACCAGGTTTTGAAACTTCTATAGGCTTTTGTAAACTCCAGGCCATTCTTACATCATCAAGAAATGCAGATGTAGGTCCCATGCCTCTTGCATTTTTAGCGCTTTTTAAAGAATCAAAATAACGACCTCTTGCAGCTTTATCCATGTAATTTGGATTAGATCTTTTTGCGTCTTTAATTTCTCTATCTATTTGTCTTCTAAGAAATGCTGGCATGTTTACAGCTTTATCTCTCATTACTAAAAATGTTCGATCTTTTCTTCCTCCCATAGCATTTAATTCTAGTCCATCATATTGTGAAAGTGAAGTAAGCTGTCTTTGATATAAGGGTAAATTATTTAGGACTTTATCTGAAACTCTTGCATCGAAATAATCTCCTAATTTTACTCCAGATACTTTTAAGCCCATAGCTTGCGAATATACAGATCCTCCCATACCAGGACGCATTACAAGCCGCTTTTCTAAACCTGAAAAAGCTTGAACCGTCTTTGCTTTTGATGCAAATGGTACATTATCTTCTGATCCACTAACATAAAATAGTTTTCCTGCTACGTTCTGGAATCGCATAGCAAGCGCACTGTTTGCATATCCTGCGGCCTGTTGAAAATGTGGAGTAGCATGTAAAGCTTTACCGGTAACTGGTATTCCTCCTTGTAAAGATTTTGTAAAAGGAATGGGCATACTTAACATTTTTCCACCTTTGCCTCCTCTAAACACCATTCTGTTATTAGCTTGTAAAAATCTATCGTTTAAATAACTTGATACATCATTTCTGGGAAAAAATAATTCTTCAATAAATGTTGAAGCGCTTCTATCTGCGCCTCGGATACCCATTGCTTGTATTCCACCCCCACCACCATATCCTTTTATCATTCCGCCCTGATTAAGCATATTTAGAGCATTTATACCATATTTATTAACAGCGCTTTTTCTTAATACATATTCGCCATCTGTAAGCATAGCTGGAACGTCATCTTTTACTCCACTCCCGCCATCTACATAACCGCCACCACTATATTTTTTAATTAATCCTCCTTTAGCTTTGCCACCGCCAAATATACTGTTAAATATTCCTCCTAAAAATCCACCACTATTTCCTCCACCTGCAGATCCAAATCCACCTCCACCTGTAAATGCGCCTATAAGACCACGCATACCAATACTAAATTGTTCCTTAATAATTTGTTGAGATATGCTAAGTAACATATCTTTAAAAGCTTGATCTGCGGTTTTTGTTCCATCGACAAATGCTCCAAAAGCGTCTTCAAATCCGGTTTGTAAATTTTCAGCTAGATTACCAAAAGATTTATTAATTTTATCTGCAGTCGTAGCCGCATTATCTCCAAAGCGATCAAAGAAAGAATTAAGAGGATCTAACCCTTCTGCAAAATTACCTTGTTTTAATTGTTTTTCTAATATGTCTTGTCTTGCTTGAGCTCTTTCTCCAGAAAACATAAATGGCGCATTTTTTTCAAACTCAATTTTATCTATAGCTATTTTTAATCTTTCAAAAGCTTGAGTTGTTGATATTGCACCATTATTCCAATCTTTTTGTATCTCTGCTGCTTGCTGAGTATATTCACTGAGATATTTTATTCTATCTGCTCCGTATCCCAACGAATCACTCAACTCTCTATATCCGGTAGCAAATTGTTCAGCAAAATTCTGATTTTTTTGACCACTTAAATTTTGTTCCATCTTATTAAAATCTATTCTTCCTAAAGCGGCAGGAGTAATTCCTCCAGGCATAGCGAATTGTCTTTGTAAGTCTTCTATTCTTGTTATAGGCATTTCTCCTCTAGCAAATGCTGCATTTGTTTCTGCTATTAATTTTTCTGTTCTTTCTGCAGATTTTTGTAGCTCTAACCATTTATTAAAATATCTCTCTAAAGTATCAGGATTAATTTCATTAAGTATTTCCGAAATATAAGCTGCGTCTTCTCCATTTTTTACAAGTCCCGATATAAGATCTTTTAATCCTGAAAGACCTTTAGAATTAAAAGTATTTATTAATTCTTGAATTTTTGAACTTTGAATATTTCTTTCCGTATTACTTAAATTATTAAATAATCCAGCCACACTTTCTGCACCAATCCTTACGTCTTCATTTAATTGTCTTCTTTCCGTTGGTTTTAATTGTTTTTCATTTGCAATTTGTAAATCTCTCAAATCAATATTGGGAGATAATCTTAATAACTGAGAAGGACTAAACATTCCTGGGCTAAGCAAATCTTCTATTTTTTTCGAGCTTGAAACTACTCTTGTGCCAGATATTACTGCTTGAGAAGATTTTTGAGCTTCTGCTTGAAGTTCTGAAATTTTAGTTTTTAATTCGGAGGTATCTCCAACTTTACGATAAAGATTCTCGATTTCAGCCCCTGCTCCTGGAAGAGCTTCATTTAATTTTGCTATACTACTTGCAAGATCTTCCGTTGCTTTTTCTTGTAGTCTTACTCTTTGTTCCGTGCTCAAACTTGTATTATTTTGGATACTTGAAAGAGTTTCTAAAGATGTAGAAAGCAACTGAGTTGCAGAATTTACATTATTTAAACTTTCTTGAGCTTTTTCTGCTCTATTTTTTAATTCTGGCATTATGTCATTAAATTCTTTAATCGCGGTAGTTGCAGCAGAAATTGCTCCTAACCCGCCACCGATTATAGCTCCTGCTCCTGTGCCTAAACCTGGTATAGCACTTCCTACCATTGCTCCTATTCCAGCATAAGAAGCTACCGTACCTAGACCTGTTACTCCAGCTTTAGTTGCTCTACCTCCACGAGTAACATCATCTCCAACAAATTCGCTAGCTACGCCAGAAAGTAATGGCGCAGCTAACGCTATTCCTGTTCCATATCTCCCCATAAATCTTCCTGCTGCTCCGCCTATTCCACCAACAATTCGACCTCTAGGATTTCTCGCAAATACGCCCATTTGATTTTCCATAGAAGCTCTTTGACGACTTTCTGCTGCTTCAAATTCTGCTTTCTCTTGAGTAAGCGTTGTAATTAATTTTTGATCTTTAACTTCTGCTTTTTCTGCTTGAGCTAATAATTGTTGAGCAGCTCTTCTTTCTTTTAAAATTCTAGCCAATTTATTTCTTTCTTCTTGCATTACAGCTTGATCCATAGTATTCTGGCCCATTCCCATAAAACTTTGCATTGTAAAAAATAAAGTCATTGGATCAAAACCGGCTGGAGCAAAATTAGGCACAAATCCATTTGATACTAAACCTTGCATATTTTTGGAGTTTTTAATTGCTTTCTGTAATCCCTCTGGATGGTCTTTCATTACTGCTGCGAAATTTGGTTGAGTTGCTCTATCTCTGACATATAATCCAAGTCCTTCTTTATAATCTAAAGTAGGCTGACCACCAAGATTTTTTTCTGTTTCAAAAGCTCTTTTTAATGGAGAAAAATTAGGTATAAATCCAAGAGCTTTTTCCATGCTGTTAGTAATAATTTTTTCAGCCATGCTATTTCTATTGTCAAGGGAAAGAGAATTTTTAAAATCTCCTCCTTTCCATTTCTCATTATCTAATACTGGATTTTTAAAAGTTTTTCCTAGCTGCTGTAATTCTTTACTAGTTAAATCTAAAACACGAGTACGATCAGATGGAACTATATTTAACGCAGCTAAAATTCCTCCTTCAAAAGCGTTACCAACTATTGTACCAATTTGATCTTGAGATATGTTACTTTTTAAATATCTTTTAAATTGCGCTTTTTTAATAATCTCTGGATTAACTCCCGCTAAACCAGTTAAAAAGTTAGAAGACGAATCTACTAAAGCATTAATTGCATTTCCATAAATACCTGGACCTATAATTGAATTTTTTTTACTTTTTAATTCCCCTGGAAATGGAACTGCATAAAAACCAACTTGTTTACCATCTTTAGATTTGCCTATAGTTGGAAAAGACATATCTGCATTACTAAATCCAGGATATACCAATACATAATCTCTTATTTTACCTCCACCTTTTTCATATAGTCTTCCTTTTTTTGCTGCGGTATCTTCTAAATATTTTTTAGAATTAAAAACTAATTTATTATATTTTGATTCTGGCACCCAATATGATCCATATAGTGGTACAACTCCTAATTTTGCCCCTTCTATTTTGCCTTCTTTTGTATCTAAATATTGTTTTAATTCATTACCACTAGCTTTTACATATCCTTTTTTTATCATTATGTCTGTTTGAGCTTGAGTAGTTGGTCTACCTGCAAAATTAGGAATAAATCCGCTACTAGCATAAGGATCAATTCCATATTTATCTTTAAATTTTTGTTTATAATTCTTGCCAGCTTCGCTACTTTCTGGAGGCATAATTCCAGGCTGTTTTAATCCTTCGAATTTTTTTACTTCTTCAGCGCTATTATAAGTAACTCTTCCATAATTAGGGATATTCATAGAACGAATTTTTCCTGGCATATAACCGCCAGCTATTGCTCCCATTATTTCTTTATTTGCGCTAAAATTAGGAATAAAACCTTGGCTTTTTGCTCTAATAACGCCTTTTTCAGATGTTACTCCACGAGACATTAAACCACGAGAAAGTGTCGCAGCTATTGCGGTAGATTGTTGGCGAGCTTGAGTTTGAGCTTGTATTACAGTGAGAATATCTTTTTCTACCTGCAAAAGAGATACTTGTTTATTTAAAATATTTTGAACTAAAGCCGGATTTTGAGATAAAATAGCGTTTATTCTTTCTTGTATCTGGGCTTGAGCTTGAGCTTCTCTATTTAAGCCTAATACGGTTTTAACTGCGTCAGTAGTAAATTTAGCAAGATTAAGAAAAATCTTTCCAAATACTCCAATTAATAAAGCTAATCCTGGACCAGAGATAAAAGATCCAATACCATCAAAAATTCCTTTTCCTATTTTACTTCCTATGCTATCTCCCTTAACATCAAATGATTCTAAAGCCGTATTTAATCCTCCTAAAACTTTTTCTATGGCTGGTTGAAATGATAAAGCGCCGATTTCACTTCCAACCTTAGTAAGATTTGCAAAAGTTTTATTTAATAGAGCCGCTAAAGTTTTATTTAATTCTTCATTTCTTCTAATAGCCTCATCACCCGCATTTGTAGCTGTTTTTAAAGCATTTCCATAAATTGAATATTCTTTACTTAAATCTCCTAATGCAGCTTTTAATACGTTAATTTGAAATACGCCGCCGACCAACTCTGCAATTTGAGCTTTTTGAGCTGCTCCTAATTGATCGAATTTAGTAGCAAGACCGGTTAAAATTTGAATCGCTGGAGCTGTATTTCCTTGCAGATCTCTAACAGCAATACCTAAACCTTCTAGTTGATCTAATACATCAGTTCTTTGAACTCTAGTAAAAATAGTTTTTAATGAGTTACCGATAACTGCTCCACCTCGCGCGGTAGTTTGATTAACGCTAGCAACAATAGCTAATAATTCATCGAAACTAACTCCTACATCTTGCGCTGAACTACCAACTCGTTTTAAGGCTTCAGCAAGATCTGCAGAACTTACTGCAAATGCAGCATCAACGCTAGCTAATTTATTTACAATTTGAGTAGAATCTAAAGCTGAATTATTAAAAGAATTTATTGAAGCTGTTAAAGCTTCTACGCTTGAAGCTGCATCTAAACCAGAAAGACGAGCTAAAATTAATGCATCGCTTGTTCTCTTTAATGTTTGTTCTAAAGTTAAACCCTGACGAGCAAGTTCTCCAGCTGCTGTGGCTACTGTAGCAAATGTTTGACCACTGTTTTTAGCTATTTCAAATAATTGATCTCCAAATTGGCTTAATGTTTTTGTGCCAGCATTTAATATGACATTAATATCTGTTAAAGATTTTTGAACTTCTATAGTGCTAGATATTAAAGCTGTGAAGGCTCTTTGAACATTGTAAATAGCTCCTGCAGATGCACCGAATGCAATAACACGAGCATTTGAAGCGTCCAATGACTTTTGGAACTCATTTGCTGCCCCAGTAATACGACCCAGAGGTTGAGTAAAAGCTCTAGAATTAATTCCTTGACCTAAATTAAAACCTCTACTTTCTAGTCTTTTTAACGCAGCTGAAACTTCCCTTTCCATTTGGGAAGTATTAACTGATAAATTAATCTGCGCCTCGCCAATATTTTGAGCCATAATGCCTTTTTCCTATTATAAATTACACATTTATTGGAAAAATATTAGGCAAGTATATAATATTATCTCTTATAATCCATGCAATTTAATAAGGTCTTGCATATCTAATTTGCCACCCTTTTTAGATGCTTCTTTAGCTAAATTAATATCTGTAGATTTGTCTTCATTTTTAATACCCAAACGTTTAAGATCTTCTTCTGTAGCTCCTACAATAGACGAAGCGATGTTATCTTTTTGAGTTAATTTGCTATTCTTATTAAGAACATTTTCAACATTTTTGCTTCCTTCAAACCATTCTATTAGACCTTCTGGATCAGCCATTAGATATGATGGTGGTTTTGTTTTTGCATTGCTAATAATACTTTTAAAATATTTGCCATAACTAAATAATTCTATTTGATAAAAACTTAACTCAACTAGCGGTTTTCCATAGAAAATATATGGATCATCATTGCTAAGATAAAATATATTAGAGAAATATCCAGCTAAACTAATTCTTTTTAAATTTCTATCATTAAATTTATCATTAACTTCGTTATAACTTCTAATTAATAAAACTATATCTTTATTGTCTAATTCATCATAATCTTCTTTTTTAAAGAATCTATTTTGAAGCTTTTCATCTTCAAATAAAGAAACATACATGTAGTATTCATTTATTTTTTTTGCAGCATATTCTTCTACAGTATATCCTATAAGATCTTTCTTTTCATATTTTAGAGCTTTTAATTCTGCATCATTTTTATCAATCTCGGTGTTAATTTGATCAATTTGAGCTTTAAGAAATAGTTTACTTTTAGTCGTTTTTAAATTTGATATAAATTTATCTAATTCTATAATTTTTTTATTTTTATCTTCAGACCATAATCCTTCTTTTATTAAATATTCTTCTTGTTGTTTAGCTGTAGGCAAACCCATGCTTTTCGCTTTTTCAAAAAATTGCTCATGATATATATCAATATCAGCAGAATCTTGATTATTTATATGCTTAAAAAATAAAGTCCCAATACCTTCGATATTCTTTTTAGAATATCCTTTGATTATTTCAGAAAAAATAATCTTTAGGTTTGGATCTATCATTCATTCTTATCTGTAATCTTTATTTCGCCTTTTGATTCTACTAGAGGTTCATCTACTTCTAACGTAGCTGCAGCAAGTTTTTCAAATTCTTCTTGAGAAGATGCGCGACCCACGTACCAAAAGCTTACGAAATAAGCTAATTTACGACATACAAGATTTTCAAAATCCGTTCCATTTTCTTCGATATTATCGTAAACTTTAATCTTTGAATAATAATCTCCTTCTCCAAAAAAAGGATATTCTCTTCCCTTTTCATCAAAAGCATAAGCTAATTGTAGTACCCACCATAAGATGGTTTTGTTTCTTGCTCTATTTTCTGCTGTTTGATCGAAAAGACTTGCTTGAGCTGTTTCAAAGTCTTGAATTTGAGTCCTTAACTCAGTTAATTCTCCTACGACTTCTTTATATCTTATTTTTTCTTGTTCTGTTCTTTCAGATTCGTCTTTAATGCTAAGCTTTTGAAATTCATTTTGTCTTTCAAATAAAGCTACATAAAGTGTGGCGTATACATTTTTTTCTTCTTCGCTAAGTACTCCACCATCATTTGTAAACCTTTTAGATAGTAAAGCTCTAGTTAACAAGCCAGCTTTAATTCCTTCTGATAAGCGAACTCCATAAAATAATTCTGCTTCATCAAAAAGCGCGCGTGTTGGTTTACGAAGAAAAACCTTAACTTGCTCTTTCTTTTTAACCTTTTTAGTAGTTTTTACTTCTTCACCTTTTTCATTTTTAGAAGTCTCAATTTCTTCAATCTCAACTTCTTTTGGTACCATAAATTCAAATAGCTTTTTCATATTCCTTATTCCTTTCAATTGATTCTATATATTTTTTTATTTTTTTAAATTGCACTCTGCCTCCTAGCAAAGATATAAATTTATTTTGTTTATCCTTATGCCATCTATCATAATTTTTACTTAAAAAATTTGGATTTGTTACAACTTCAAATGTAGGTTTTAATACTCCATATTCTTTAAGAGATCTTTGAATAGTTTGTAATTCAAGATTATTACGAATAACAGCTTCTTCTGAATATTTAAAAATCATTTTTTTCATTTTAAATTAAAATCAAATTTTTCTAATTCTTCTTCTATTTCACGAATCGTATCGTTTCCGTGATCGAGTATTCTTTTACGATATTTTTGATATGATTCATTATCCATATTATATTGAGAATTTACAGCATCTTCAAGAATAAATAAACAATGTTTATATAAATTTGTTATTTTTCTACGAAATTGGAATAGCACGTATTCCCTTAATTTTGGGTCACCTTTTTCCATAATATTTACCTTTTTCCTTACCTTATATTACACTAAAAAAATACCCCGCCAAGTTACCTTGACGGGGTATTAAGTCTAATTATTTATCTATCTATATATTAATCTTTAACTCCGCTCATGAACAATCCACGATCATTTTGATTTGGACCGCCAATTTGAGAAGAGAATGTTAATGTTACCAATTTGTTATCACCGATAGAACTGCTAAATTCTTGACTATCAAGTTTAGCTCGTTTAAGAGTGTATTTTGCTGCAACTGTAGAATCAGTTGGATTCTTGAGGGAAACACTCAAATCGTAATTCTTATCTGATGTAACGATATCTGATAGATTTCCTGTAGTTAAATCACCAAGTAATGCGTCAACAGATAATATTACGGTTACTGGGAATGTGATTTCGCGAGCAAATGCGAATTTGCTGCCTAACTTCTGGAGGGGTTCACGAGCAAGATCAAAGCTTAATGTATAGCTTTGAATCTTGGCGTCGCTAATTTTTGCACCACCGTCATCATCAGTTGCAAATGCTCCTAGATCAAGAGTAATATCTCCTGGACGAAGAGCACTAACGCTATCAGCACCAATTGAACTTACAACGGTTGGTAAAGCATATTTAACGCCAGTAATCTTAGAACCATCTGTTGGGTTAACTGCTGGAACATGATTGCCCGTAGTTCCTGCGTCAAAAGCCATATTAAGAGCTTCTATATTAACTGTGACTGTTGGGAAATTACCAACAGAACCTTCTGTAGAATAAGAACTAATAAATCCGTTGCCAATACCGATAACGCTTTGATTAGCTGCGCCAGTAGCAACTCCTAGAGCATCTACGCCTTCACTTACTGTACGAATAAAATAATTTCTTTCGTCTTGAGTTTTGTTTAAGATACCAGAAATACAAGAAGAAGTGCCATCTAGCGGAGCGAAACCAAGTTCCTCTTCGTTTGCTAAACTATTTAGTAGGTAACTAAAATCAAGAGAAACTGTTGGGGATTCTAGGATCACTCGATCAATAGCTGCTAGCTCACCAAATTGATTAACGTCTTGACGAGCAATATTAAAACTATAATTAGCGCTTTGAACACGATGTAATTGTTTAACTAAATTGCCACTCAAATTTTCTTGATCTGTAAAATGATTGCCCGTTGCTGGACTTGGTCCTGCATAAAGGGCTTCAGATTGATAAATGATTCTATTTCTTGCCATATTAAAATTCTCCTATATCTACTTTAATTACACTTATTTTTTGATATTTATACTTATTTTTTATTTATGATCTTGGGTATCTATATATTTCAAGCTCAAAATCAATAAAAGATGATATTGCATCTGGGTTAAGATCTTGATATTGACTTCTATTAGCCACATTTTTGCTAATATATATATTTTTTATATATACGCTATTAGAGCTACCAGCTCTGCCTGTGGTTAAAAGATCATAATTATAGCCAGATTTTAAGCCATTTAAGCTATTAAAGGGCATTTCATTTGGCTGAATAAGAGGGATATATGTACGGACCACATCTTTAAATATGCTAGTTACTGCATCCATACTAAATATAGAGTCTGATATTACTATAGCTCTTACATTAATGTTGGTGCTATCTAAACCACCAAAAGCAAGGGGCTCATTGTTGCCACCATTATTTTTAAGATATATTGCAGGATAAGTTTGGGCATTAATTGGTAATCCTGTGGGGCTTTCTATAGTTTTTGGATTTAAATTAAATTTAGTTTCAAATAAAATCTTTTCTTCATTTTCATTAGTAAGATATACGCCATAGTCTTTAACAGCATATGCTCCACTTATTGTATGAGATGATTGATCGCTATCAAAATATAATTGTCCTTGATCTGCATTTATAGCCACAAGACCACTTTGACCAGTAGTAATAAATGTATTATTAATATAAACTCCACTTATAATATTAGATTCAATTATAGATTCATCTCTTACTAGATTTCTAAATGGTGCACCATAAGTATAATAACCATTATATATATTTGTAATAGGATAAAAATTACTGACATGATTAGAAAATGCTTCACCTTTTTTGACCAATGTATGATCAAACCAAAGAATCATGCTGCTCATTAAAACATTTTCAAATTGTGGTTTCATACATTAAACTTAGCGTTAACCTTTGAATAAAATTTCTTTAAAATAGTTGACATATATGATGTTGGCTTAAATGAGCCAGGTCTAATTTCAGATTCTGTTTGAAGCCCTGTTCCAGAACGACTTCCTTTAAGATATTTTTTAAATATATAATAGCTAAAACCAGATATACCTTTTTCTATACCTCTAACCCAACTACGACCTCCTTCAAATGGCATAGGCGTAACAGATTCTATCTCATTTAATGTTGGCCCAGATATTGGAAAACTTATTTTTAAATCTTTGCCAGTAGCAGTAATAGTTGGCTTATTGTCTACTCTAACATCATTAGCAAGAATATCTTTTATGATTTCAGTTGGATTACTCCCATCATTAAAACCAATATAACTAAAAAGATTGCCTTCACCGCCAAGAGTATTAGAAATATTGGAAGCTTCTGGCCCCGCCTCAATTTCTTTGGTAACAGGATGATTTTCAAATTCATTTATCATTTGCTGCTTATTTTTCTCTACATATTCTTCAACAAGATCTTTTACTTGTTCACGAATAATCTTAACTACTCTTGGATTATTTGAGATTGATTTAGACAATTGGTTTTTATTTAATTTTAATCTCATTATGATGCAGCCTCTAAAAAAAATACAAAATATTCAGAAGTAAGAAAACGCTTCATTGTATCATCTGTAACAACATTAAATGGTTTATTATCAATAACTATTCTCTCTGTTTTGCCATTTTGCATTATAAAATCTCTGGCTTCTCTTTGGACTCTAATCTTAACAATCCCTTTACTAACTCTGCTTTTTAATTCTGGCAATAATTCAAGTTCTTGTTTTGGATTATATTTTACTTTAGCATCAAAAGTTCCGCTAACTGGAATATAAGTAATATTTGTTTTAATTGCAGCTTCACCATATCCAGGAAGGCTATTTGTAGAGACTTGATTAATTATCTTTTTAGGTTCTTTGTATACTACTATTGGTCTAGAGAAAGTGTCAAAAAGATCACCCATTACTCCTGTGGCATTTGTTATCTCTATATCTGAAAGAAGACTTGGCATTAGATTGACCTATTATAAGTATTAACAGATTGATCTCCTCCGGTTGATAATCCAGGAATTGTGTCGTCTCCTGCAACTTGCAAAGGAGTAATTTCATTTGTTGAATAGGCTTTAAGCATATCAGATAGTTCAAGCATTTCTTGCTTTTTAATACTAGCAAAAGTTTTGCTAAGTTCATTTTTATTTACTTTTGTTACAGAACTGCCTTCATCTGAAATACTAACAACACTATCAAGATTTACGCTCACAAGAGTTTTTCTTAATTGGCGATCATAATAATGTATTGTATATAATTTCTTAAAAATAACTTTTTCATTTATATTAAATGGATCTGTTGATGTATCTTCAACTTCAAGAGAAGATTGATTAATAGTATAAGGTTTATTTAAAAGCACATTTAATGAACCAATATTGGTTCTTAGCCAAAAAGCTATAGAAGGAACGCTTATATCATCTGGCTCGCCAAGTTCATGAAAAAGCTCATCTGCTATATCAACAATTTTAGTAGTCATAGTACACTAAATTACACTATTTTAGGAGTAATATTAATATAGGTTATGCTAAACTAAAATAATACTTATTTTTCAGCCCTGCCAGGTTTATGTACCTTAATTTGTAGGCGTAAACTTTCTGCCACATTACTCTTTGTATTTAAATCAATGTTTAACTGCCGTGCACCTAACATACCGTCTTTTACCATATTTTGAAAAATACTTGTTATATCATAATCGGCGCTCAAGACCTCTAAATCTATCCCGTTTTGAATACCATGAAGACTATGACTTAATTTCTTTTTTCTAGTATTTTCGTTTAAAACTTGATCAAACATTCTAAAAGTATTTTCCGTTATAATTCGTACATGGGTAAAATCATTAAAAAAATTATCACACCGGTGATGAGGAGTCAATATAGTCCATACACACCCCGGTACACTAACACGGTACATTTCTTTTATAATCTCCAAAAATTTTTGAGGAGTTTGCCCCAGATGTTCGAGTATACTGTCAGCATTAATTTTAATGAAAAAACTATCCTTAAAGGGCCAAGGAGTTTGTTCAAAATTCAATACCTGATCGGGGTTACAGTCTTTCCAGATGTCCACATTCCAGTAGTCTAACAGCTTACGGTATCCACACCCCATGTTTAGTTGGTTGTGTTCAGGAACTAAAACAGTTGAGATATTTTCTTTCGTTTTCTTCATGGTTGTTAAAGGTAGGGTGTTGAATGGTAGAAACCGGACCCTCATCATATGCATATATGTCATCTTGTAGAATAGAAAAAATATCTCCCCGGATAAAAGCATCCAAAGAAGTGGTAATTCCGTATTTAATAACCTGGGATAACATATTTTTTGCCACATACGGGTCAATGGCATAAGCATGGGCACAATACATAAACCGGTAATTAGGATTAAGTTGTCCGTAAATCATACGGGTATCATTTCTTTCCAATTGATATTTACATCCCAAATAAGCAATACAGTTATATGCTTTATGGGTCTTGTAGGGTTTAATAACGATTGCATCATGTTCCAGCACAATAATAGGTTTATCCAATTCAACACATTTCGCCCAAACCGATACATGACTTAAAAAGCATGCCACCTCCGAGGGAGTAAGCCATTGATTCATTTTTTTAATCCACTGTATCCAGGTTTGTTTTTTTAGATTATTAGGCACGACAATATGGTCGTTTTTCGTGCTAAAAGCATCATGAAAATAATAGGGTATGTTGTTTTGGTTACAAGATTCCGCACACCTTTGTGCGTATTTTTCAGATACCTTATTACCTTTTATGGTAATAATATGGGCTGAATCTATATCTTGATTAAATTTAAAATCTAAACTATTCACTATATCCATGCATCCCAGAAGATTTCCCGGTTATACTGCTCGTATAAATCCAATCCGATATACTCCACACAGTTAGTCACAGTTCTATCCACCGACGGTTTTATTTTATGTAGATCGGGTAAACTGGTGGCCAGATCATTATAAGTCTCGGTTTGTTCTATCTTTTTAAAATTATGTTCAAATTTAGGCAGTTGAAAAAAATCATATATTCTTTTCATTTGACTCTTGGGACTATTACAAAATCTATTGTAATCAACAAATAACATATTGTCTTTGTGACCTTGAATGCATGCATCCTTAATGCCTGCATGGGCCAGACCTAAAATACCAGCTGGTCCAGAGTAGTATAATGCCCGGGCAGCAATGGTCAATCCTCCGGTGTCTCCGGCAACCACTGAAAGGGGGTTATTCCTTTTAATCTTTTCAAAAGAAGTAATAATTTCCGCTGGGCTTCTTACCGGACACAACATTTTAATATCATAAGGTAATAGTTTTTTAAGCAATCCAATCTGGGTAACCCACATTCTGTCTTTATCAAAAACTATTTCTTTACTAGAAGCATTATGATAATTATTTAAAACAGCTTTCAATACATTTATTTTTGCATTTTCATCGGGAAATTCACGATTGGCTTCCATATTATTCCAATTGGCAATAATATTGGCAATCAACGAACTCAAGGAGCTCACCGCATATCCTTCTACCTGGGGGTTTTGTTTTAGCAGATTAATTATCATGGTACTCCCTGAACGAGGCAGACCGGCCACAAAATAAAGGGTCTTCATATTATTATTATAATATCTAGACCAAGGTTTTCAATTTTTTTTCAATTTCTTTAAAAGGTTTTTTCCAACAACCAAATTTTTTCTGTCTAAACACCTGAGTGGATTTTTGGTACCACGGAGAATGTTTGTCTCCATAAGCCCAAATATGATAAGGTAAAATAGGTACTACCACCCAAGTGGGTTTGCCCATGGCACTGGCAAGATGGGCAATGCTGGTACAAGAGGTTATCACTAAATCCAGGTTGGCAATACAGGCGGCGGTATCTTCCAGGGAAATCAATAGATATTGAAGATCAGTAATGTGAGGGGGTAATTCCAAGGTATCATTATCTCTTTGTAAACTATAAAATTGTATGTTTTCATGATTGCAAATATTAACTAAATCTTGTGGAGGAAAGTACCGGAACTGTTGATGCTCATACTTGGGATTCCCACTCCACTTAATACCCACCTTAAATTTATCTGACTTTATAATTTGTTTCCAATTGGTCACGCTCAAGGGGTTGGGAAAAATATAAGGTTCATTGGGAATGGTATCTCGGGTATGTCCAAAAATCCAGGAAGTGCTAAATCCAGGTATCCAATAATCAAATTCAACACTGGTTATTTGAGTGGGATCAATGGCATGATGAACCCCCGGGACCCGTTGAAACAGACTTTTCAAATGAGGTGAGCACACCACTATACATTTGCCTTTGCGGGCAAGTATTTCTTTGGCAAATCGTACAAATATAATTTCATCCCCCAACCCTCCCTCTCCATTGATCAGCACAGTTTTATTGGTGATATCGTGATTGTTCCAAATAGGTTTTTTATGAGTAAGAAACTCACCTCCATACACCCCCACATGACGACCTGCTTCCAATAATTTAAATCCATTTTGAAAATCACCTTGGTGGATGATAAACCATGCCCGGTTGAACATGTGACGGAGATTGTCTGGTTCAGTTTCCTCTAATTTTTGACTAATTTGCCATGCCTCTTTAAACCGTCCTCGTATCATGAGATTCAATTGTTGATCAATCAAATGCATACTACTATTATATAATAATCTGTAAAAATTTCAAATTATACTGCAGCTATGGCTATATGATGTGAAGCTCCTGCGGCCACTGCCGTCCAGCTTCTGTTGTCTATTCTATGAGGGAACAAATTACTTAAATTGTTACCTAATTGACCCACACTATTAAGCCCCCAGGCAAATAACATTTTATCTTGACGAATGGCCAGGGGATGATTAGCTCCTCCGGCCACTGCCGTCCAACTGCTGGTTCCTATTTGTACCGGAGATGATTTGTTTATAACGGTACCATCACCTAATTGACCCGAAGTATTAAGCCCCCAGGCAAATAACATTTTATCTTGACGAAGGGCCAGGGAATGATTAGCTCCTCCGGCCACTGCCGTCCAACTGCTGGTTCCTATTTGTACCGGGGATGATTTGCTTATAGTGGTACCATCACCTAATCGACCCGAACCACCATATCCCCAGGCAAATAAACCACCATCTTGACGGATGGCCAGGGAATGAGTACCCCCACCGGCCACGGCTGTCCAACTGCTGGTTCCAATTTGTACCGGAGATGATTTGTTTATAGTGGTATTATCACCTAATTGACCCGAATTATTATACCCCCAGGCAAATAAACCACCATCTTGACGGATGGCCAGGGAATGACTAGCTCCTCCGGCCACGGCTGTCCAACTGCTGGTTCCTATTTGTACCGGAGATGATTTGTTTATAGTGGTATTATCACCTAATTGACCCAAACCATTAAGCCCCCAGGCAAATAAACCACCATCTTGACGAATGGCCAGGGAATGATACCTACCCCCGGCCACTGCCGTCCAACTGCTGGTTCCTATTTGTACCGGAGATGATTTGTTTATAGCAGTACCATCACCTAATTGACCCGAAGTATTAAGCCCCCAGGCAAATAAACCACCATCTTGACGGATGGCCAGGGAATGACTACTTCCTCCGGCCACGGCTGTCCAACTGCTGGTTCCTATTTGTACCGGAGACTGTCTAAAAATAACAGTATCATCACCTAATTGACCTTGTCTATTATCCCCCCAGGCAAATAAACCACCATCTTGACGAAGGGCCAGGGAATGACTGAATCCTCCGGCCACGGCTGTCCAACTGCTGGTTCCTATTTGTACCGGAGAAGACCGATTAATAGGTCTTCCTAATAAAAATGCTGTATCGGTCCCCCAAGAATATAAAAAATTATTAATATCAATGGCAAAAAATTGCATGCTTGTACCACCAGCTTGACCTGCGGCTATTACCGTCCAACTGCTGGTTCCTATTTGTACCGGAGATGATTTGCTTATAGCGGTACCATCACCTAATTGACCCGAAGTATTAACCCCCCAGGCAAACAACATTTTATCTTGACGAATGGCCATACTTGCACTATTGTTGGCAGCTATCACCGTCCAACTGCTGGTTCCTATTTGTACCGGGGATGATTTGCTTATAGTGGTACCATCACCTAATCGACCCGAACCACCATATCCCCAGGCAAATAAACCACCATCTTGACGGATGGCCAGGGAATGAGTACCCCCACCGGCCACGGCTGTCCAACTGCTGGTTCCAATTTGTACCGGAGATGATTTGTTTATAACGGTATTATCACCTAATTGACCCGAACTATTACCTCCCCAGGCAAATAAACCACCATCTTGACGAAGGGCCAGGGAATGACTAGCTCCTCCGGCCACGGCTGTCCAACTGCTGGTTCCAATTTGTACCGGAGATGATTTGCTTATAACAGTACCATCACCTAATTGACCAAAACCATTACCTCCCCAGGCAAATAAACCACCATCTTGACGGAGGGCCAGGGAATGACTGAGTCCTCCGGCCACGGCTGTCCAACTGCTGGTTCCTATTTGACCTGGGTAAACCTGTGATTCATTATTACCTAATTGACCAAAAGTATTAGCCCCCCAGGCAAATAAACCACCATCTTGACGGATGGCCAGGGAATGATAAGCTCCGGCCACGGCTGTCCAACTGCTGGTTCCAATTTGTACCGGGGATGATTTGCTTATAACAGTACCATCACCTAATTGACCCACACTATTAAACCCCCAGGCAAATAAACCACCATCTTGACGAAGGGCCAGGGAATGAACACCTCCTCCGGCCACGGCTGTCCAACTACTGGTTCCTATTTGTACCGGAGATGATTTGTTTATAGTGGTATTATCACCTAATTGACCGTCACTATTAACCCCCCAGGCAAATAAACCACCATCTTGACGAAGGGCCAGGGAATGATACCTACCCCCGGCCACGGCTGTCCAACTGCTGGTTCCAATTTGTACCGGGGATGATTTGTTTATAACGGTATTATCACCTAATTGACCCGAACTATTACCTCCCCAGGCAAATAAACCACCATCTTGACGAAGGGCCAGGGAATGACTAGCTCCTCCGGCCACGGCTGTCCAACTGCTGGTTCCTATTTGTACCGGGGATGATTTGTTTATAACGGTATTATCACCTAATTGACCCGAACTATTACTTCCCCAGGCAAATAAACCACCATCTTGACGAAGGGCCAGGGAATGAACACCTCCTCCGGCCACGGCTGTCCAACTACTGGTTCCTATTTGTACCGGAGATGATTTGTTTATAGTGGTATTATCACCTAATTGACCCGAACTATTAACCCCCCAGGCAAATAAACTACCATCTTGACGAAGGGCCAGGGAATGACTAAATCCACCGGCCACCGCCGTCCAACTGCTGGTTCCTATTTGTACCGGGGACTGTCTAAAAATAACAGTATCATCACCTAATTGACCTTGTCTATTATCCCCCCAGGCAAATAAACCACCATCTTGACGGATGGCCAGGGAATGACTAATTCCTCGGGCCACTGCCGTCCAACTGCTGGTTCCTATTTGTACCGGAGAAGACCGGTTAATAGGTCTTCCTAATTGACCCGAAGTATTAAGCCCCCAAGAATACAATAATCCTTTACTATCTATTGCTATATTCCATGAATTACCTGCAGTCGAAAATTTACCCACATATACTTTATTCCATGTCTGAAGCAATGAGACTCCTTGTATGGTGGGTGAAGATTTAGATACCGTATCACCAGAACCCAATTGACCTGTAAAATTTAGCCCCCATCCAAAATAAAATTTACGATTACCTCGGGCTTGTGAGGTTAATGTTTTTTTAGCTAATCCCATAGTTTATGCGGCCAAACTACTAAATTTGGCTCCTCAAAAGTCTGGGGTATGTCTCGGAGTTGTTGCCGGTAATTTTTGATTTGTTGTTGTTGTTCCTGGCTAAACTTTTCATACACATCAAACAGTACCAATTTATCAGTTTCCGCAAGCAAATGGTTTCTTTCATTTCTAATGTTTTGCCACTCTTCTTCCGGGGAAGGTTCATTATCGATCTGGGGAACTTCATCTTGTTTTATTAATAATACATAATCGGGGTAAATATGAAATCCTAAATCTAAAGTACCATCATACCCTACTTCCTTCACTGGAAGCCATCCATGTTTTTTTAACTCCTCATTTGGCAACACATACATGTTGCTAATATTTCTCCATTGGGTAGGTAATGGGTCTACCATTTGCTCAACATTATTATTTTGTATATAACAGTATTTCATAATTATGAATTAAAACCAGCAGGAAATGCAAAGTATTCAATTCCTCCATTATATGAGAATATAGTGTGTGTATCAATTTTTCCTTGAGTACTAGTAATAATAGGTGCAGTACCTCCTGGCCATCTAAAATAATTTGGCCAAACAATAGATCTTATTGTTCCATCTCCAGAAAGTTGCAACACAAAACTAGTTATCTCAGGAATAGATTTTGGATTATTAATATTTATTGTTGTTATATTGCCAGTTAAAGGAATCAAAAAATAACTAGAAGTATTTAAATCTAAATTAATAGTATTAGTATTAATATTAATTGTTTGACCAAAATCTTTTACTTGAGATAAATCTACTCCTGTTATTAAATTATTTCCACTTAAAATTGGTGCAATATTAAAAGTTTTAACTCCACTTATAGTTTGATTCCCAGTATTATATACAAGATTAGAGGCAACTATAGGAAAATTACTATCTATATTTAAATTTCTTACAAATATTCCACTTACTTCATCTTTAAGATGA